TTGGTTTTTTATTCACCGTATCAAAAAATCTGATACGAATGATATATCTGTAATTTTAAGTTCGTCGTCATTGTTTACTTTTAACGATCCTTCGTCATCGAATAGGCTTTTAACCTTAGTGTCGTTTTTGAAGTGCTCAGTAACTTTTATTTCTGCCTCAGCATAATTCCTTGCGGAAACCAAAATTTTATCTGCACTCCACCTTCCTTTTATCCGTACCTCGTAAATGTTTTCATCGTTATGTGTCATGTGTTTAGTTTTCTTGCTTATTAATATTAATCAAGTACTGTGATTGTCCGCCAAGTTAAGTGAGGATTTTCAATCTCAAAGTATGCTATTGCAGTTTCTCGATTTGGTGCAGTAATATATTTAATAAACTTTTCTTTATTTTTAATTCCAGAGAATCTAAAAGCACTTTTACTAACAACGTTTATATGTTTTTTCTTATTGTGATCTTGTTCACATTCATTCCAAACTTGTAATAAGGCTTGTTTTACACTTAAACTTTCTGGATAAGCCGTTTGTTCTTGGATTTCTTTAATTCTTTCTGATGTCATAATATTAGTTTTTAGTTTATTTATTCTGTATTGCTATATGCGATATTTAACTTAGTATATAAAACATTAAAACGCTTTTATATACGGATGTTAAAAAACAAGCGGAGATTTTACACTCCGCTATAAAATTAAGCGACTAAACTACCCGAACCAGTTTTTAAATCCGTTAGTATTTTTGTGCGCTCTTTTGTGTTTAACTCATCTTCTTTGATTTTATCTGTATCTATTGAAGCAGAATCAGGACAACCTAAAATTGGAATAGGAATGCCTAACACACTAGTCCATCCTACAATAACCAAAGTAGAACAAGAAGATTCACTAGGCGGTGTTTCTGGACTATCTCCTTGACGTGATCTCTGCGCTTCCATGCTAGAAATTGACAATAATAAAAAACAAGATAATAAAAGTACTTTTTTCATAATTCTAAATTGCCTAATAATTTATACCAGGACTTTATTAAGGGTTAACATTATTTTTTTATATACTTGTGTTGTGCTTAATACGTAACTACCTCGCAATCTCCATACAGCCATTTGTGATTATAATCAATAGCGTCATTTCTTTTATCAAATCTTTTTGCTTCCGAAAGTGAGGAAGTAAACGTGTGTCCTGTATGGTCTTTACATTTAAAATAAACCGTTCCCACATCTTCTTTTGTTAAAATATATTTTTTCATAAAAAAATTAGTTTTTCGTCTCCTTTATAAAGGCGGTAGACTATACCTTATTTTATATTTAACTTAATATATAAAACATTAAGCATAGTGATTTTTAATTTGTTCTGTCCTGTGTCTAATTAATAAATCTATTTTATCCAACATTTCAATTTCTTTTTCATCCAGTATCGCAGTTGCGGTATTTGTCTTTTTATCAAGTAAATATTTAGGCGTTAAACTGTTTAATAGTTTTGTTTTTTTTCAAGAAGTTGTTTAATATCTGGATCTTCTAAAAGGCGTTTATTTATCTCTCTAATTTTATCAAAGTTTGTTTTCATAATTTTTCTATTTTCTTTGTGATCCTCCTTTGAATACTACAACATTAAACATTGAGAACAACCTATCAAAGACTCTGCTTCCGTATTTTAAACCGAACTGTTCCAATCCTTTTGACACATCGTCCGGAAACTCATCGTTAAAGTTACAAGTGGCGTAGGTTCGCTTATTTGCATCGTATCTCTTTTCAAGAATATCCTTAAAGATATTGATTTTTCCGTAATTATTAGCTTCTCTTTCCGTAAGTAAATCATCGAAATTTAAAACACCGGTAACCATATCCTTCCAAAACAACTCTTTTTCAGTATTGGTTTCGCATGCTTCGTATTGTAGAACAACATCGTTTGCAGTTTTTGTTTTGAAAGTGAAATTAGAAAACTTCATACTTTCCTCCATTGCTTTCATTACAGATGTTTTACCGTTTCCGTAACCGCCAATAATTAAAAGGCCTTTGTTTTTATCTGGAGCAGAAATTGGAGAAACGTTCTTGCATTTTTTGAAATTTTCAAAATCTCCAATGAAATAATAAACCAATGGCTTAAGGTTCTCTATGCTATCTTCGCTTCTTGAATACTTGACTTTGTTTAATTCAAAATATTTTCTATTGAATACCTCCCAAAGTAATTCTTTTGTCAAAAAAGGTTTTGGTTCCTGTTTTTTTTCAGGTGTTGCTTTTTTTTCAACAACAAAAACCGTTGGATGCTTTTCTTCGTAAGCCTCAATTTTTTTTAAAGCTTCAGCAATTGTTAAATCAGGAAATTGCATATTAAAAAAACCAATAGTTTCATCGTTAATTTCTTCCAAATTTAAAGCTTTTAATGCTTCGTATTTTCTTTTTCCGATTATTTTGTTTTGATTTTCCATATTAATTTCGGTTTGTTCCAAAACTTGGTTTTGTTTTTTGTTGATTATTGGCATTGTATGTTCTTTCCCTTTCTTTCCACGTTTTTAATCTTAACGATGTACTGAAGCTTTTTTCTTTTTCCTTTCTAAATTTTTTGTCTTTATCTCCATGTTCTGACCAGTAGTTGTAGAATTTATTTAAAAGATTACGATCATATTTTTCTTCAAAAGCTAGTAAGGAATTTTTAAATTCCGCTTTTCTATCTTCAATACTTTTTTTTATAACTTTAACTGTATCTGTATCTGTTACTGTATCTGTTACTGTATCTGTTACTGTATCTGTTACTGTATCTGTTACTATGGTATCGGTTGGATTTGTTGAGCTTTGTTTAACACTTTCAACATGTGTTGAATTTGAGGACTCTTGTTTTCTTTTTTCAGCACTTGCTTTACCTGCTTTAGATCGCTTGCTAACTATTGATTCATAGCGATTTAAGTCTCTTTTTAGTTGTAATTTTATTGGTTCAAAAACTAAATCTATAATTTGGTTTTCGGGCTCAGGATTTTTATCATTTACATATCTTAGTATGTGTTTTAGTAATTTTCCTGCTTGTTCGTCTTCTAGTTTTTCTACAGTATGGACCAAATCACAATACATTAGAAATGATTTTTTATCTTTAGCCATTATTTTTAGGTATAAAAAAACCGCTAAAAAACCATAGCCCTCTCACAAGCATCTGGTAATTTAGCGGTACATAATCAATATTTTTCATTGTGAGAGAATTTGAGCACCAAATGTATAAAATTATTTTAAATTAAATACTATTTTTTTAATTATTTTTTAGTAAAAATTGCATTGTTGTAGTGAGTTGTGTTATTTCCATTTTGAAATTCTCTATATCGTTATTAGCGTAGAATAGATCCGCTTGCATTTCTGGTTCATCTATTATCTTTTCGGAGTTCTTTATCTCTGCCTGAAGGTCTGCAATACGCTTCTGGATGGTTAGTATTGCTTTATAGTGTGTCATTTTTTATTTAATTTATCTTTTAATCCCCAATATGTCCCAAGTAAACCACCAATTAAACTACACATTATTACAGGTAAATAAGCAAAATTAAAATCCTTCATAAGAGAATTAATACTTACAACTCCAATAGAAATACTGACTAACCAAGCTATGTGAATTATGGCCCCACTTATAAGCGCTTTTTTCATATTTTTATCAGCTATTGCTTTTACATTTATAGTTCTACTTCCTATAAATATTATTTGTGTTAAAAAAACTACTACACTATCTATTAAAATGCTGCTCATAAAATTATTTTTAATATTATATTAGTTACTTTATTTTCCAAATCTGATAATGTGCCATTGTTTGTTATTATGAAATCAGAGTACCTAAATAAATCTGCTGTATTTGATTCTTTACTTTCACGTTTTACCCTCCAATTATAAACACCTATGATGTGGTCAAATACTTTTGATTCCTTAGCTTCTTGTACCTCTAAAGCACTTCTTAGTCCTACGTATATGTTAGCTACACTTAAAACGTCTCTAACTAGTCTTAATTTATCTAATGAATTGTATCTACAAATTTCGTTGTACCATATCTCTCTGTGATTAACTCTATCGTTAAAAGCATCTTCTTCATTATCATATGTTAATCCATATTTTAAACTTAGAACACTCCTTAGAAACACCCTAAGCGCAACTCTTGAACTAGAATCGTTTTTTAATCCAGTTTTATTTGTGATAAACTTAGCTAGTTCATCTTTTCCGTGTCTTGCGTCTCCGAGTATTAAAATACTTGTAGATTTATTTATTTTACTCATATCCAAATTGTTTTTTAATACGTTGTTTTTCTTTTTCTATTGATTCTATGTTTGTAAGGTATAAATACCTGTGGTACTCTTCGTTTAGATTTACTAGTTCTTTAGGTGTTGAAAGCATAATTACGCTACTTTAAGGTTATCTAATAAGTTGAAGTCTTGGACTACTACTTCGTTTATATACGAATCTGTATTATTGTATCTTTTAAGGTTGTCTAGTAAATTGAAATCTTGAACTACTACTTTGCTTATCTCGGTGGTTTTATATTTAATTTCTTTAATGTAAAAGTCTATTTCCTCCTTTAAGTCTTTATAAATTTCGCAATGATCTGAAATTTTTTTATATCCATGCCAAACATTTGCGTGGTTGTAAGGTCTGTTTCTTCCGTATATTAATGAAATTTCACCAATTTCTTTTAAAGAAGGTTTTGTAAATCTATAGCATAAGTAAAAAAACTTCTGCCGAGTATACATTAAATCTGTTTTTCTTGTGTTTGAAAAAAGTACTTCAGGAGTTATTTCGTTGTATTCGCAAACCAATTTCAAAATGAAATCAGGACTTACCGTTGATTCTTCTATAAATCTTTCCATATTATTGATTTTTTAAATTAAACTCTGAGATAAAATTATCTACCTCATGGCTTGGATTTTTTTTAATTTTTTACATGTTTCCTGGAATATTTCTAGTGGTCCAGTGGTTACGCAAAAAGTTTTTGCAATCTTCTTTTCTTCTCGTGATTTTTTAATGTTTGCCATATTTTTATATTGATGTTGAACAAATATAGTTAATATATAGTTATGTTTTGCATTAAGCATAAAAAAAGCATCAAGTTTTTTAAGTTTGATGCTTTTTATTAATGTAAGTTACTGATAATCAGTTAGTTATTAAAATGGTAAATCATCCTCTTCCTCTTCTGATTGTGCAGGTGGTAGGTCTTTGGACTCGTACTTATCTACTGCGGATTCTGGTTTTGCCTCTGGTTGGCCAAGTAGTTCAATTCTCCATCCTTGGAGGTTGACGTAGTACTTCCCATTATATTCAGATCCCCTATGGTTTATACCAACTTTTACTGACTGACCAATCGTGTAGCTGTTTAATAAATCTCCTTTATCTTTAACAAAGTCCATGGCTAGTTTTTGCGGAAAGTTTTCATCCGTTTCTATCACTAGTTGTCTCTTGCTAAAACCGTTATTTCCGAAAGTCTCTGTTTCGCCAATTACTATAATTTTTCCTTCTAATTCCATAATTCTGTTATTGTTTTTTCTTTTGGTTTATTTCTAATGTATTTTTTTATGATGTAATTTTCTGCTCCAACATCAAGCCAGTTAATAATTTTGAAAAAAGTCTCCATTCTTATAAACTTGCAGTGACGTATATTGTATATGGTTTTACGATCTATTTCAATTTTTTTTTGTAGATACTCTAACGACTTATTTACAGAGTTTAATTTTACTCTAATGTCAGTATATAGCTTTTCAAAATCTAGCGTTGTAATCCATTCTCCGTGATTCGTTTTCATTCTCTATTGTTGTAATTATACCAAAATTTAGCAACCAATATTAATGCAATATAAATTATTATGCAAGTTAAATGAATCATTTGTGTTATTAGTTTCCGGTTCCTGCTATGTATTGCCCATAGTCAATTTCTGCGATTAAATCTTTAAGTGTTTTTCCATCCATGTTGTTTATGGTAGGGAACTTAGATCCTTCTTCGTCTGCCAGGTATATTTCATCCCATTTACATTTTTTGATCTCTTTAACATTGCTATCTCTTAGTTCCGAAATATCTATGTTTTGTTCTTCGCAAAGAAGTATTGTTGCTAATAGTTCTGTTTCTGCGGCAACAATATCCATTTCTCCGTCTTCGTGTATAAATTTGAATATTCTCATGTTATGTTAGTTTTTCGTTATCAAGTAGGCTTGGGATTGATGAGTTAATTTCAGATGGTTCTCTATTCATTATAAAATGCTCAAACCTCATATTAAATTCTGCATTTGTCTTTTCTATTTCATTATCATACCAAGTATATCCAATATCATAACCACCTCTTATAATTGATGAATGATTTCTTAAAGCAGGTTGACCTGTATGCCCCATTCTTCTTGATTTAACGAAATAACTATTAAAATACTCTTCTCCAGATAGCATTTCAGGCTTACCAATTTCTTCTATAATTTTTGCAGCAGCTATAGGAGCCACGGCAATACCTAATAAGGATTTTAAAAAACTACTTCTTTTCATGTTAAAATGCGTATTTATTTAGGTTAATACTTAATCCCGAATCTGCAATATATGTTTCTTTTATAAATTCTTCTTCGATTTTTCTCTTAAATTCAATTTCGTTGGAGTTTCTATCCGATAAGTGAATTAATGTTATTGTTCTTGTTTTTGATAAGTCATTCGCGCGAAGCATATCTTGTAGGTTTTGGAAACTCATGTGGCTAGAAAGTACTCTATCTCTTAAGAATTGGTTCTCGGAGCCAGATTTTCTTTTTTCTTCAATTATATCTTCGCAATAATTAGCTTCTACGATCCAATGGCTAATGTTAGCAAATTTAAAAGGAGAATATACCGTATCAGTAATAAAACAAATACTTCCGGATTCTGGATGGTGCACAACAAAACCAAACGGTTCTTTTGTGTCGTGAATTGTATTAAATCCTAATACGGTATATGGTCCAATTTTTACTTTTTTCATTGGTTCTAATATGACTGACCTATGGTGGTCAATCATATTAGTTTCTTCCAATGTTCCTTTAGATGCGTAAATTGGTACTCCGGAAGCTGCCAAGTGGTTTATGGCTTTGCAATGATCTTGGTGCCCGTGAGTAAATATACACGCGGACACGTTTTCAAGATTATAGTTAATGGCTTTTTTTACATCTACTGGATGGACTCCTGCTTCAACAATAAGCATTACACCATCATTATCTGTAAGTAGATAACAGTTACCATTGCTTCCTGAGCCAATTACATCTAATTTCATTAAAACTTCTTGTCTATGATTTCACCGGTAATAGTGTCTACATCGTCAGTCGTTTCTTCTTCGTGCTCAATATCGATAACATCTGTGTTGGCATTTTCAGAAATAGCATGTTTAACATCTTCTTTAGCAACATCAATTTCGTTGTCAACATCATCGTAAAGAACTTTATCATCACTTGAACGAATAAGCATTTTACAAGCTCTGTTTAATACAGTACGTTGTGCCATTTGATCTGGAAAGTTTTTGTGTGCCGGAGAGCCACCGTTTGTTGCCCCTTGGTTCCAAGATTTTTTAATCTGGTCCATGTTCATTATTTCAACATCCATAGTTCCATCAACAAGTTCAAATGCTGCGTATGCTCCAATAATTTCATCGGAACCAATACTTTGAAGCGTTTGTTTATGCTTTACAATTCTTCTTAATCCTGTTTCTGGAACGATTTCAAACTCAAATTCATCGCCTTTCATAATACAGTTAGCTTTTATAGTTTTAAGCTTACCGTATCTCTTAGCCATCATTACGTTTCCTAAGTAAGATACGGACGCTTCTAGCTTATCTCCGTAAGGCACAAAGTATATTTGTCCTTTCAATGGAGAAACGCCCCATACGACCATCTTAAGTAGTGCATTTGCAATACTTCCTTGGGAGCAAGCTGTTAAAACAGGCTTCTTGTCTCTTGTAAGGGATTCATTTAAAACCAAGTATGCTGATTTCAATGCATTTTCGGCAGAATAGTCTTTCGGAAGCCTAAGTTCTCCGGACTGCTTAAAAGTATTTATCTTGTTTAAGACGATTGCTGTAATGTCTTTTTCTTTCGTAGCTACCGCAGTAGTCTTTTTAGTTTCTGTACTCATGCTTATTGTTTAATTGTTATACTATTCTTAATGTTTTGTCTGGTTTACTTACTACTAATCTGATTAATTGACTATCAGTTTTTGGTGTCTCGGTAACGCTCTCTGCGTTGTCTAAGAAAATAGGTCCTTGTACTTTGTAGAACTTACATAGTGCATTGATTATTTCGGTACCGCAATGTATTTTTCCTGCGGAATTAAGGATATTAAAATCAACTCCTAGATATGTGGCCTTGCAAGTTGGTATTTCAGAACCGTTTACCTGAGTTTCAAATAATTTGAATTTAGTTACCTCAAACAATGCGTTTACTTTATCTTCTATTTGAGATACTTTAGCGATTGTAAAACTCTGAGCAACAAACTCTTGTTTCTCAATATCTGCTATAAGTTGCGCTAATTTCGATTCCTCTTTAGATAGTTCCTCTACTCTTTTTTCAATTTCTGCAATTTGATTTTTCTTTGAAAGTAAATCGTTTACTACTTGCAAATCATTTTGAATAGCTGTTTTTTGAGCTTTCAAATCAGAAATATCTACAGTTTTAGCTTCTTCTAGTGTAGATTCAAGAGTAGCAATAGTCTTAATGTTTGTTTGGTACTCTTTGTGAGTAGAAAGAATTTTTGCTGCATCCGCTTCTGGATTTACAGGATTAACACTTTCTTTTTCACTCTCTTTTTTTAATTCCTCCTTAAGAGATTCTAATTCTTTTTTGGTCTCTGAAATAAGTTTTTCTCCATCTAAAATTCTCTTTGAAGTTTCGGAAACCCTAGATTCTAAAGTTTCTTTTCTTAACTTATTAGCTTGTCCGTTTGTATTTATGCTTAATAATGTATGGTTTTTTTCTTCCTTAAAATCAAGAAGCATCTTTTCTTTTTTAGACTCAGCATCAATTGAGTCTAAAGGCCTTTTACAGCTAGGGCAGTTAATGTTTTCTTCGTCGAATTTAAGAGACTTAGCGTTTTCTATATCAAAATCTTTTCTTAATTTAGAAAGAGTGTTTTCTATTTCAATTATAGAGTTTATGTCTTTTTGTTTTTCGTAAATATAATCAGAAACTCCTTTTGCATACTTTTCTAAAGTATTCTCCTTTGCTGAAATTTTTGCATTTAATAAAGAGATAGGATCCTCTAGTTGCCCTGCTAATGAATTAACCTTTTTCTTAACCTCGAACTCAATGTTCTGATTCTTAGTCTTTAAAGCGAATACTTCGTTAGATACTTCGTTTCTTTTTGCGTTGGCAATCTCTACAGTTTTGTTTTTGTCCTCTATTTTAGAGTCTATTTCTGAAATTTTTGCTTCCAACTCAACTTTTTTACCTTCTGCTTCTTTAAAATCAATTCCCTCTGGCTTGCTTTTAATCTGCTCGTCAATCCTAGTTGGAATAGATTCTATAGATTTTTTGTGAAGTAAACGTGTTGCAGCAAGTTCTTTTTTATATTCGTCCAGGTCTTTACCTACTAATTTGGATAGTAAGGCCTCAAATTCTTTGTTTCCTGCAGCAATTTCTAAATTAGATACATTACCTGCAATTGAAATTAAAAGTTCTCTCTGCTTCTCCCAGTGAAGTGCGTTAAAAGCTAAAGGATCTGAAATCATCTTGAAAATTAGTTCATCAAGTATGTTGCTTATTTTTTCTTCATACTCCTTTTTTGACTTCGGAACGTTGTTGTAGAAATACTTTGTAACATTTCCCTCAAAAACAGTTTCTAATGCACCCTTCTTTTTGGTCCATTTCTCGGATAAAATTCTGGTAAGTGTAATCTCTTCTCCATCTACATCTAAAATAGCCTTAACGCTGTGATCTAATTTTGGAATAGCTACATTATTTTCATCTAATGTTTTGATTGTAGATTTAGAGTCCGATTCTCCAATCATATTTTTACCAAAAAATAACCAAGAGAATGCGTCTCCAATGGTGGATTTTCCAGTACCATTGTCACCAAAAATACTTGTGATGTGGTTGAAGTCGATATTAACTTCTTTTGCTCCTTTAAAGTAACGGAGTTCTAATCGCTTTAATTCAATGTGTTTCATTTTTCCCGATGTTTAATTATTTTTTAATCTACTATTTTGAATTTCCTGGTTTCGTCAATTAGCTTCTGGACGCTTTCTAGTGTAAATAAGTTTGTTTTAAGGTCCAATTTATGAACTTCTAATTTAGATTTAAAGTTCTTGTAGAAAGTTGTCCGGCTGCAATTAAGCATTTCACAGGCTTTTTTTGTTGTTACTGCTATTGGTTTTTCATCTGATTTCATAGTTTTGTTATTATTTGTAAAGAAGTGTAAAAATATGTAAAATTATTGGTATTATGAAACTTTAATTAGTTCTTTATTGTGTAAATTATGTTTTGTTCTTTTGCTTGTATTACTGGCATTAAAATTAATTCTGAGGGGCCAATCTTAAATAATACAGGGCTAGATGGTTCTAATATTTCTGAAACCTCAATTAAGTCAATGTTTAAAGAATCGCATATAGCTTTAAGTTCTAATATTCTGGAGAAACTCAACCTAGTTGATTTGATGTCTATATAAGAATTTTCGTCAAAAATTTTGCGTCCTGATTTTGTTCTTTTAGATTTAGGAATATTTCCTTCTCCTTCGCAAACAGGGCAATCAAAATCTCTACAGTGTCCTTTAAATTCCCATTCAACTTCTCCGCTGCCTTCACATTCTTTGCATTCTCCATCTGTATTTGTCTCTATATATTCATCCACAGTAGGTATCATCTTTTCTATGTCTGATAAAACACTGTACTTTATATTAAAAGAACTAATGAATTTTTCTTTAAAAAAAGATGGACACTTACGGATAAGAGAATCGTCTTCCTGAACTTTATACCCATCGACCATATACTTGGGAACTCTAAGCATTGCACATGCATTTGTTGAATAAATATAAAGACCTATAGCGAATGGTTTATGAAATAAAGGTCTATATAAATCTGTTCCAGACACACTTTCAAGCGCTTTTTTGATGTTTTCTGTTTTCATAATTAAATTTGATTTAAAAATTTATAAAATGCAGTTAAAAAAGGTTTTACGTTAGTTGAATCACTCCATCCTGCAAAACCTATAAAGCCTTCGCCTTCTTTATCTTGAGTATTAAATGAAATAGCCTCTCTTCTTTCAAAGTGAACTTGTTTTCCGTCTATAACACCTTTAACCATAAAGAAGCATTTTTTTAGGGTTCCATCTTCTTTGTACTCAATATCCCTTTCTCTTAATCTACACAAAGTCATAGTAAAACCGTCGTTTTCAAAAACAGATAACTCTTCTTTTAAAAGCCTCGTTAATACTCCTATTTCTTTACTGCCAATATCCGAGTAGGTTAACCCTTTTTTAGATACTTCTTCTCTTAGATCACTTCTTTTCATGTTTTCCATAATACGTTTTTTAGATTAAATTATTAATGAGTTCAAATATATGTAAATATTTGTAAACTTGTGTATTTTATTATGAAAAATAATTGTTGTTCAATGGTTGTTCAAATTTCATTGGACCAATGACGGCAAGTGCCGCCAGTACTGCATTGACTTCTTTGGCTCCGTGCCCGGAGTTAGAATACGTTTTTTAAAAGAAATACTTGCACAGTATGTTTTTTGGATATATATTTACATATCTTTACAAATATGTACAGAAATTAAAAACAAATAAATTATGGAATTATTTACAGAAGTAGAATTTAATAAAAACGAATTTGATAAGATAGATGAAGTCAGATTTAAGTTAGGTGAAGATGGATGGGAGGAAATTAACAAGACTGAACATAGAGTTATCAAATCAAATAAAGATGTAGTTGTTGGAGCAGTTAAATATAAATGGAGGCGAATAATTTAACCTACAAATCAAAAACTAATTTAATTAAATAAATGAATTATGAATAAGCAGAAAGAAAACAAAGAAACAGAAACTAAGCATAAACTAAGTAATGTGTTATCTCGTTTGCATGATGTTGGTGCTCATTTCAGGCTTGAAGACTATGAAGATGAATTTGTTTTATCAATAATTGATAGAGGCATTTATCCTAGAATTTGGTCGGATAATTTTGCAGATAATCAGGTAGTTATTATTGCTGAAACGGATGATAACTTAATTAACAGAAACACCATTCATTCTAAAGATTGGAAGGAAAGGTGGTATGGCGAAACTTTAGATGAAGTACTTTATGAAGCTTATGAATGGTTATCATCTTTAAATATCGAAAAAACAACATAAAAACAAATGAATTATGATAACAGAAAATGATATTAAGATAGTAGAAGCTATTAAAAAGGAAATTGACAAAAAGGCAACGACCAATGAAAATACAATAGATTGGGAAGCAGTACAAAAGATTGAAGTACTCGATAGATTAGTAAATAATTTACGTATAGCCAATGTTAGCTACTGTGTCGTTTCTGATGAAGATAAAGCCAATAATTACTATACTGCAGAATGTGGTAAGTGCGATTGGTGGGGAAGCTCTAAGCTATTAGAGGGCGGTGGATCAATAGCTGATACAGGTGATTATTTTGACTGCTCTTGCCCTGTGTGTGGAAATGATGATGTAGGTGAAAGGCATTGTAGCTAACGGTTTGTGTATGATTTCGGGCGTGAATTAAGCTAAATATTAATAGATAAAAACAAAATTATGAGTAAGTATAAACCAGAAATAGACGAAAACAAACCTTTTGATTTTGAAACAAACTTTGTTGTTTGTCAATGTGAGGAATCAGACATATCTGATAGACATTTGGGTGATGCAGGGTATGATTGGTGCAAAAATTGCAAAAGGCCATTAGCAGTTATTGATTATTAATGATAACGCTTGCAGGTATGTTTAGTGCCTGATTAAATAGTATAAATTTTTAAAATACAGATAACGATGAAAAAAGAACAGAACTTGAATAATGCAGAAACACAGGCATTAAATATACCTGTTGTTATGTCCCGTTTTGATATTGAGCGTAAGGATTTGTATGAATATGACAAACCAAAAGAACGCACAAGAAAACGACTTACTGAAATGTCTGAATGTGGTATGGAAGAAACAGGTATTGCTTCATTTGGTTATAATGGCATAATGAGTGGTTTGTATATCGAAAAAGTGTGGGGATATTCTGATGAAGATTTCAAAGATTATATGGATTGGGCGAAAGGTTTAATTGCAGCTTCCTTAAATGGGGCATAACGGTGATAGGTATGGTTAGAAAATTTAACGATTAAATAAAACGAAATGAAAACGCCAGAAGAAATATTAAATGAAGTTGCTACTGAAAATATGATAAATATACAGCAAATGGTAACAACTAAACAATTAGCAATAATTGCAATGAGAAGATACGCCAAATTATACCACGAAAGTAAGGTTAAAAATTTGGATATACAACGTGTTAGCCAACAACGTGAACTGTTAAAGTTTTTTTCTTCTCAATTAAGCGAGAACCTTGATATAGATGTAGGAATGAATTATATAACAGAAGAAGATATTGAAGAATGCCTAAAAAACTTTAATTGCGGGTAACAATGCTATATAGCTAACTACACAAACTAATTGAATTAAAACAATAAATTATGATTAAAGAAAACAGTAACCAAGAAAGCAAAAGCAATGAACTTTATATATTGTTACCTACTGTAGAAAATACGGACAAAGAAGAACTAAACTTAATTAACAGTCTAAAAGAATATATAGATTGGTATGGTTGCAGAGATAGTAAAATGGATAAAATACTGCCAATAGAACAACAAGAAGGAATTGTAGTAACAGCAATGACTTTATTAAAAGAACTAACGTAGTATTTTATATTGTTGGTAACATATTTGGGTATGGAAAGTACGAGTAAATAAACAGTAATTTTTAGTAAAACACAAAATAAAGTAAATATGAAATTAAATAGAAATAGTAAGATAAGTAAGTATTTTTTATACCCGTTGTTATATGTAGTGCTTACAATACCTTTTGCGCTTTTTGCAATATTGTACTACAGCTCTAAAATAACACGAAGTTTAAGTTATCTATGCGTTTTTAAAATAGAAAGCGCAAAGCAAGAAATCACAGACTTTTGGAGCATAGAAACAGCTTTGGGAGATGTATTTTAACATTACATATAACGTTAAAATATATGGCTAGTTGCGGAATTAATAACTTAAAATAACAAGTAATGACAGAATTAGACAAAAAGATTAAGGATTTAAAAGACTTTATTAAACAGAAAACAGACCAAGGAACTGCAAACTACTTAGGTAAAGAAATACGAGAAATTTGCGGAATGGTAGAAACTGAGCAATTAAATAAAGAGAAAAACAAACTTACCTCTAAAAATGAAGCACTTAACCAGCAATTAATTTTATCTGGTGTTAGCGGTAGTAATTTACTACCTGATGGATGGAAGGTTTATGAATGTACTGACTGCCAAGAGATAAATGTAAAAAAAGATAATAGACAAATAACCGTTGGATTATGTGATAACTGTGAACATCCATTATGGAATGATGATGTTGATTAGTATTACCGCTAACGGTTAGTTGTATGGCTTGTTGCCGAATAATCACAAAACAAAATAAAGATGAACATATACGAATTTAGTTATTCTGGAGGCGAAACCGATTGGGTTTTTGCACCAAACATTAAAGAGGCAAAAGATTTCTATTTAAAATTTACAGGTTGTGGCGACTTAACATTAACTACGGTTAAAAGAGTGCCTAAAAGTAAATGGAATGAAATGTACTTATTAGACCCAAATTATAGTGAGCCAGATGAGGACGAAGAAGATTATAATGAAGAAGATTATTCTTGTGGGTTAAAAATTATAGAAACTTTTGCAGAGTATGCAGAAAGAAATACTATTACTGATATGATAGCAACAACCGAGTATTAATGGTAACGGCTCTGGGCTATGATTTCGTGCCTATATAATGACGGAACATTGAATTAAGCACCAATCTAACAAGGGTATGAATTATAGCCCTTGTTGTAAATAGTAAAATTATGGCAAAGTATAAGATTGAAATTAACCAAACTTGGAGTGAAGAAGTAATTGTAAATGCAAAGAACGCAACCGAAGCAAAGAAATTAGCTTGGGAAAAGTGGAAAGCTAAAAAAAGTAACTATAATTTATTTGTGGAGAAAGAACCTGAATAATTTTATTGTTTACAACGAAAATAGATATGAATTGATTTTTAAACGAATAAATAAGATGAAAATAAAAGAAGCAATACAAGTATTAAAAGACCATAATATATGGCGAAAAGGTGAAAATGAAGAAGTGCAAATGACAGACCCTAAAAAATTAGGAGTTGCCATTGATACAGTAGTAAATAAGTTTGAAAATTTGTTTATATCTGATGTTACCCAATGTGAAGCCACAAAGACAACAAATAAAATCGAAGAAATACAGGTTTCTGTAGATAAAAAACTATTTGTTGAGTTATATAACTTTGCTTATAAAAAAGCAGTAAAAACAAATACAGTAGCAGAATTACACGATATTGATAGAAGGCTTCATGGTGGGTAACGCTAAGTATATGAGCCGTTTTTTCTATGGCTTATATACATTGTTACCTGTTGTACGGATTAATTAAAAATGGAATATGAAAAGAAACGAAATATATTTAGGGGATTGTTTAGAATTAATGCCTAAACACGTAGAAGATAAAAGTATTGATATGATTTTTTGCGATTTGCCTTATGGAACTACACAATGCAAATGGGATAGTATTATTGATTTAGATAAGTTGTGGAACGAATACAGAAGAGTAATAAAAGATAATGGTGTAATAGTTCTTTTTGCTTCTCAGCCATTTACAAGTATATTGACAAGTAGTAATTTAAAGATGTTTAAATACTCTTACACTTGGGATAAGATAACCAAAACAAACCACTTAAATGCTAAAAAGCAACCATTAAGACAAGTTGAAGATATTTGTGTATTCTACAAAAAACAACCGACTTACAAGCCACAAGGATTGATTGAATGTGAAGTTTCTAATTTTAGACCAAATCATTTTAAATATAAAAAAGGTGAAAAGGTTTATGGAGAGCAAAAAGAACATGGTAACAAAAGCACTTATACAAACTATCCAAGTAACCTAATACAATACAGTAACGGGAATCATAATAGTTTGCACCCTACACAAAAGCCTTTAGATTTAATTGAGTATATGATAAAGACGTACACCAACGAAGGAGATTTAATACTTGATAATACTTGCGGAAGTGGAACAACGGGATTAGGAGCAAAAAATCTTGGACGAAACTTTATTATGATGGAGCAAGACCCTAAATACTATGATGTAGCTTGCAAAAGAGTACTAACGTAGTATTGCAGGTAACAATGTTATATAACTAATTCAAAAAACTGAATCTATGGAAACTACTGCAAAACAAGTGACTTTAAATATAATAGATGGTAAATTTACATCTTTAGAATTGCAAAATTTACTTCAATTAATTGCACAAGAGTTGAAATTACAAACTACATCCAATTATGCTAAAGAAAACAAACTATCTTTTAATGGAGTTAAAAACTTTAGGCCTCATATTTTAATTGATGGAATCAAATTTCATTCAGACGGAATTATAGAAAATAGCTTACCTTTTTAATAAAAAAAACTTCGGGAAATGGCAACAATAAGACTAGTAACAAGAAGCAAGAAAAACCCTTGCAATTTAAACATTCGATTTTCTGCAGGAAGGGAGAACAACTTCTACTTGCCTACAAAAGTCTTTGTTAATCCAAACCATTGGGATAATAAAAAATCGAACTACAAAAACTCTAGCGAAATAGAAGATAGAATGATTAAAGCGGCTAAATTTGAACGCTTAAAATCTGATATTTTAAACGAGTATAACACTGCTTATATGAATGGCGAAGTTACCGATCCTCAATGGCTAGAAGAAGTTGTTAAGGACCTGTTTGATCGTCCAGAAAAAGAGAAAGGAAACAAAGTTCGTGAGCATTTTGTGTACTACTTGGATTTTTGTGAGTATTGGTTGAAGGAAATTGCACCGACCTGGAAGACAGAAAAGAATAAATTCATGTCAAAAAGAGCAATTCAACAGTACGACACCTTCGTATTGGCCTTTAAAAATTTTCAAAACAGTTCTACAGGAAGGAGATATCGTATAAAAGATGTAAATAGTGTTGTTTTAAACGATTTCTCGACTTATCTGTGTGACGAATCTAAGTTTGCCCCTACGACATCGAAACGTTTAGTAGGTCGCGTTAAATTCTTTTTAAACAGAGCAGAGAAGACCGGAATAAAAACAGATCCAAGCTTTAAAGAACGAGTTTATGTATCTAAAGAGGAAGGAGATATTTTGGTTCCGTATCTTAACGAAGAGGAAATTAGTAGAATTTTCAATTTAAACCTGGAGCACGATCATATTTTAGATAACATCCGGGATAGTTTTATAATTAGTTTGTGGTCGGGTCTTAGAATTTCGGATTTCAATAATAACCTGAAGGCCGATAACATAGAAGGAGATTATATTAGTATAAAAACAAATAAGACTGGTAGTTGGGTGACAATTCCACTTCATAACCAAGTTAAATTCGTGCTTAGTAAGCGTTTTGGTAATTTGCCAGCTAAATTTAGTGACAAGCTTTTTAATAAGCACATCAAAACAATATGCATGCTTGCCGAAATTGACGAAGATATTAAAGGGAAGTTATTCGATAAAGAAACGAAGCGCAAACTTACGGGTATCTATCCAAAGTATAAATTAATTAGTTCGCACTCTGGACGTCGAAGTTTTGCCAGTAACCTCCATGGCTTCGTGCCTAATCACATACTTTCGGATCTTGGTGGTTGGTCCAGTGAAAAAATGATGCTTCACTATGTTAAACGAACAAAAAAAGAAAGTGCAGAAATTTTAAAAAACATTTGGGATGAAAAATATAAATAGTATGGAAAATAATAAAAATATTCCTTGGTACGATAAGTCAAAAAAGGATTTAATGTTGGATCACAGTAAAGGTTGGGATTGTCCTGATTGTGGAATTAATTTACCTAGCGGTATTGTTGGAATTTCTAGCCATTGGGCGCAGTGCGGAGGTAAAGAAATGCATGAAAATATTGTTGATTTTTTTGATAGAAAAAGTAATGATTTTAATGAGTTAAAAGATATACTAAAAAATAATACTGATGGAGAATAATATAATAGTACACGAAAATTATGCTGTTCATTTTAAAATGAGTGATGGTTGGATTAATTTTACAGCATATTTTATAATCAAAGGAAGTATAGGTCAAGTTGAAACTTTCTGGTACACAGATAAGGACGACGAGCAAAAAACACTAAAAGATTTTGATGAAAATAAAGCATTCCATAAATTAAAAGGAAGTTATGTTTGGCGTGGAGTTTGGGAAGGAAGATTATACTTCACTGACGAAGAATATTGGAGTGAAGATTTAAAAGAATTGAGCGACTTATTTAGTGACACCATCGAGCCTTTTTGTAAAGAAAAAATCACAGAATATAACGATAAAAAATAATAATGGATGCAATCCTGGCGAAGATCTTTATCACAATAATTAAACGATTTTAAAATTGTGGCATCGTAACTTTAAAAACAGGACACAAAAAAACCCTTACTAGTAATATAGTAAGGGTTTTTAATTTTATGGTTCTATTTAAAAAATTTCTATAACTTATCTTTTTGCGTTAAAATTAATTTCTGAGTTTATTGCTTTTAATATTCTTGATGCTGTAACTATAGAGGGTCGTTTTAGCCCTCTGATTATCTTTGAAATATCGCCCTGACTTATACCCGTTTCGCGAGAAATGAAGCCCTGTGTAATTCCTAAATCTTGCATTCTTTCGCTTACGTAGTCCGCAAACTGCATAATAATCTCTTGTTCTGTTTCCGTGTGATCGATATAAGTCTGAGCCATAATATTAAAAAGTTTTAATTCGTTCTACTAGTGCGCCCCTTTCATTTATAGAAAGTTCTTCGAAAGTTCTGTTATTCATATGCCATCGTCCGTTTAAAACTTGATAGTTAGTATTCGGTCTTGGTATTTCTTCCTTTATTTCTCTGATTGTTTCTAATATTCCAAACATAGTATTTTGTTTAATTTGTTTCTTTTTTAAACTGCTTCTTTTGATCTCTTTTTGGCGGCAAAGTTCCGCTAATAGTTCCGCCTGTTATTAGGCACTTGTTTTGTTCCCACCAAGCAGGAACTAATTTTTTTTGTGTCGTTTCCATGTTATAACAATAATAAGATTGATATTGATAAAATTAAAATAATCGTCCAATAATAGACGTCTTTAAATGTCGGCTTTTTCATAATAGTAAACCGTAAATGTTAATTGATATTCCTATTACCCAAAGAATTAGCACGGTTAAAATCACCGTGCTATCTTTAATTTTTATGTCCTTCATACTTTTAATTTAAAATTGATACGTGTGTAAAAATTAAATACTTTTTTTCCTCGTCAATTTCAAGAAAATATTCGTTTTTAAGTGCCCAACCTTTGCAAAATATCTGCATATTTTCAACCATTTTATCTAGTCCTATTTTATCTTTTAAATTATATAAATCGTTATAAAATTCTGGCATTGGATCTTTTAGCGTTTCGGGTCTGTCAAATTTTACAACGTATTGCCCTTTGTTTTCTACGTGTTTTTTGTTGTACTCGTTTATTTTCTGTATCATGTCTTTATTTTTTTGGTTCTTCAATATTAATATACTGCTTATACTCTTTTCCTGTTTTCTTACTGGTCCGTAAAATGTACAAACTACCGCGCGAACTTTTAAAAACTGGGTAACTAGTTCCTTTAATATCGATAGTAAACTTAGTTTTTACCGCTTCGGTTGCTGTTTTGGCCGTTTCTACCTTAACGAGCTTGTCACCGTTGACCACATATGTAGGTTTTTTTGATTGAGCGAAGCTACAAGACGATATAAGTATTAAAATTCCCGTAATTGTGCCTAAAATGTTTCTTTTTTTCATGTTGTTTAATTTATTTGATTTTAAAAAAATGGTTGTACCTTCCTTTTGAGGTTTCAAACCTCGTTTTAATAAATCCGTTTACCTCTCCAGAATATGAAACCATACTTTTATATTCTCCAAGGTTAAACGCTTTGCAGATTTGCAAAACTTCTTCTTTTACTTCCTTCATAATGTTTAATTTAATATTAATTAGTTCCTTAGTTGGTAGCGAACCAATAAAATGCGCTTTGCATCTAAGGAGTGGGTTTGGTTTATATACTTCTAAAGTAATGGCCGTTACTCTCTGAATAGTCATACATTAAGTCCCTTGCTGCTCTTTCCCAGTCAATACAATTGTGAGGCCATGAATTTGATATTTCAACGCCTGTTTGTTCTGCTAAATCTTCTGCAAAATCTTCATCGCTATTGTATTGACCTGAATAACTATCCTCTAATGCATCAAAAAATTCGTCTATATCATTAATGTCATAGCTTCCTAGTTCTGCGAATGCTTCTACAATATCAGCATCATAAAAACAATTATCTAACCTATCAAAGTATTCAAATAATTTTTCAAAATCCATACTTTCAGAATAAAAAGCCTTTGGGAAATCCTCAAAATCTGTTATCATTGTTTCTTCTCTTGGACTGTCTAACGGACTTTTTTCGTCGCACTCTTGGAAGTGGTTTAAAATATACTCGTTCAATTCTTCTGCATCGCTAAATTGGTCTAACTCTACCCAGTGCCCAAACTCGAATTGTGTCCCATTGTTATAGCTTGCATAATCAGTTAAAAATATTCTTCCCTTTGTTGCTGTACTTGTTGTTGCTGTTGTCATAATCGTATCTTTTAAAATGTTTATTAATTTGTTTTTGTTCTGGTGAGCTTATTTGGTTAGTTCCATGTCCTTTATGTAACTATCCTTTAAAGAAACTGCTTCTTTCTTTGGGTACTTGTCGGACCATACTAAAAAGCGTTTAAATCCTTCTAGTGAGTAACCAAGGTATTCAAAATATAGTTTTGAATTTTTTATTGTTCTGGTGTAAGTGGTGTTTACTTCTAATTCCATAACCTTATCTTTTATTTGTTACCTAATAAATACCTTATAACGGTATTAATTTTGTTCTTCTCGTTTAATTCTTTCAGCTCTTTAGCTGTATAAACGTTTACTCTTGCGCCTGCATGTATAATTGTCAAGCCTGTTTTTGTCTGTGCCATTGGTGAGGGGTTTAAATTGTTGTTTTATTGTTTGATGTCTCTAGTAATATGTTTATTCTACTTAATTTTATTTCAAGTTCTTTTTTTTCTAGTAGTAATTTATCCTTTAGTATTTCTTCTTTACTTTTAACCTCTTCAATAGACTCTATTTTTTTAGTAACAAATTCTATTTCTTGATCTAATTTTAAAGCTTCTTTTAAACTCGTCGGATTAAGTTCTATGTAGTCATCAGTATTTGAGTCATTAAGATCCGACTCACCGTTTAAAGCTTTTTTTCTTGCTTCCTCTTCATTTTCTGCGATTACTGTGTGATACTCAGTAATAAAACAAAGGTCTATATTTGATATTTCAATTTTAAATGTCTTCATAACTCTATTATTTTAAGTAATCCGTGTTTAAATCTCCGTTAATTAATCCTATTACTAAACTTCCAATAGTTACCGCAATAACTCCAAGAAATAAAACCTTAATTAATAACTCTACTTTGTTCGTGTTTTCTAATACTCTGTTTAATGTCTTCATAATATTTATGTTTTAAATGTTTGTTTTTTGGTTTAAACTACTCAGCCATTCTTTTATTTGAATAGCTTTATATTTATCTTTATTTAATTTTTGTGTTATACTCTTTTGCCAAGTTTCAAAAATTACTTCGTTTGTGTGTTTGTTTACTATTACCCAACTCATAGTCTTCTATCTTGTTGAATTAAACCTATCTATTATAATTTTGTCGATGTCTGCTTTTAATAAAATAGCCTCCTCAAATGTGAACTCGTTTACTGGGCAATCTAAACTTTCCAGGTATTCAGCAAATTTTAAGTAATCGTTCATGTCTATTGTGTTTTAGTTATTATAAAATCAAGTTCACCGCTATTGTTGTAATCTATAATGTAGTTCCCTTTTTTGTACCATCTTGGTAAAAGTTTTTCATCAACCTTATTGAGTGTAGATTTGATACTCCTAATATCTATATTATCAATAATTTTATTTAGTTCTTTTTTATTGTCTTCTCTTTTGTTGTGATAGCTTGTAAACTGTCCACCTAACGCCGATAAATTAAAAGGTGTTGTATTATATGTATTTTCCGTTATATGTCTGTAAATAGCTGTTTTTAAAGTTTCAAAGTTTCTTTGCATGTCTTTAGTTTTAAATGGTTAATACTCTTTAATTAGCTAGGCAGTTAGTAGCGAGCTAAATCCAATCTCTTTTATACCTTATATATAGGTATTAGATTCTGCCTAATTTTATGCTTACCAATATGTCAATGAACTTTGCGCCTCTCGCAACCCCTATAAACGTTGGGCCTACATCCTTACGCATGGCTAAAGTACATATAATTAATGGATATATAAAAAAAAAGATGTCTATTCGTTATCACTTGTTTTTATGGCTATTTTAAGATCAATAGATATTTCTTATAGGTCAATGAATCCAGGCCATTAGACGTGTTCTTATTGTGGTTTACATGCACCTATATAATAGGACTATTTAAAGACCTGTATAAATAAAGGGTAATTGTCGTAGTTTTTAAGTATTGTAGATGTGTGGGTTTTGTTTGTCACTAACACGTAAACACACGCAGAAAATAAAATTGTGGTCCAGATCCGGAGAACTAAGCGAGATCTGGACGTTTATACCTTATTATAGTACATCATTACTGGAATATAGTTGCCCGTTGTGCATTGGTTGTTCAAATATTGCACGTATGAAGCGTAACTTTCTGTAAATTAGTAGGTTAATTGCTAAAAGGCGTGCCCATAGTAGGAGTACGCACAATTAGTATGATTCAAAACTCACAAATTAGTAGCATGCAAAAAGTCAAAAATCTAACTGGACACATATCGAAATGCACCCCCGTGGGGTAAATATCTCGAGTTTTCCTTTCGACCGGGATCGCTCGATACTAGTACTCCATCCCCACAACATTATCACGAGAGATTTTTTGGAATAAAAAAAGGCACCGACTATAAATCGATACCTTTTAGATGTGGGTCTCCTTTCTTTGGGTTAAACTTCCGTTATGTAAATATAGGTTAATTATTCTTAAAATCAGTAGTTTCTATCTATACTATATAAAGTAAGATAGGATTTCTCCTTTATATTACTGGTTATTAATAAGTTACGATATTTTCATTGGGCTGAGGGTGTGTCTAACTTTCATTATCTGAGACGTTTAGACATTCTGTAAAATGCTAACTTTCATCCTGAGTGAAAGTTAGACATTGGAATTACATACGATTTTTATATTAGAATCAAAAGTTTTATTATATATTTGTCTAGCCGACCTTCACATTAAGGCGAAAGATATTCAAGGACCTATATAATTTGGAATCAGGGTGAAGGCTGAGGAAGGGTTGTACTAGGTCTTTTTTTAAAGGGGAAAAGTATGGGATTACTATCAACACATCATCACAGACATACTAAAAAAGTGTATGAAAAGTCTAATATCAACATTACAGAAAAAAGAGCTCCAACGGACGAAAGTGTTAAGTTGTTAAAAGAGTTTCAGGAAAAGGCTATTAAAAACCTAATCGATAGCGTTAGGATTAATACTATGGGAATAGATGTCATGGTGTTTATTTTTAATCAGGAAATGATTACGGATGAAGTAGAGCTAATGGTATCATTTAATATAAATGGAAACAATTATAGACTAGTCGAAAAGATTTTTCGCGGAGAATATCAGAACGGAATAAGAAAGAAACTTGGGCACTTAGATTTCAGTCGTGCTGTATCATATACTATACACGAGATTTTATCTAAAGCAATAGCTAGGGAGATTATGCTTAAGGCTCCGCAGATGAATGAGATACTTAGAAGTTTAAAAAGTCATTAACAGTAAAAGGGGGAAAAGTTATGAAAGCAAACGAATTAAGAAAAGGTGTTTACGTAAGAGACAGGGGTGGTAAAGAACTGTTAATAGATTTTATTGATATGCCTAACAATAAGGTAGGTATGAATATGTTAGTCATGGGTGTTCCTGTTCACCCTTTAACAGAATTTATTGACTACTTGCAGCCAATACCATTAACAAAAGAGTGGTTGGAACGGTTTGAAGTTTTAAATCCAGAGTATCCTTATTCTTTTGAGGTAGCAATAATAGGCGGTGAGTATAGAATTATTTGGAATGGAATTATGAAAGAGGTTAGATACGTAAACCAACTACAAAACCTTTATTTCGCACTTATAGGAGAAGAACTAACAATTAAAAACTAAATTTAAAACTATGAACCTAAGTATTAAAACAAGTAAATCACAAGTAGTATCACAATACAATTGGATAGCCAAGGTTGACAGAGTTAAATATGATGGCTATAAGTTTAGGTATCTAGAAGCAGTTGCATACGGACAAACCGAAGAACATGCATACAACAAGCTAAAAGATAACTTAGAAAAAATGGGCCATACCGTTATAAAGGAAGAAAACAAAATTACTCCTAGAATAAAAACGGATGAATTAGGTTGGTCGGAGATAGTCAACTTAATAGGCAACGAAGATATTAGTCCGGCAGAAATACTAACGGAGATCGCGTTAGACAAACAGAGTATTGAGAAGGACATATTGATTGCTGAGACAAAGCTACAGCGTTTAAAAACTAAAGAATTACAATTAAAAACTTCGGCATTACATGTTATGAAGTATACAAAGAAGGAGTTTCCGTTGGTGGTAATTAACGACGGATTTATTGTTGTTGTAACTAAGGACGAAATAACCATAGAAAGTAACGTAATAAAATAACCAATGGGATATAAAGACGAGAACATCAAGCACAGAATGGGGTTTAATACTAGTAAACCTAAATACAAATGCCCTTATTGCAAGGGCGGCATAGGCGTTAAGGCATCTTTTGTGAGTTGTCCTACATGCAAGAAGGTAGTAGACGGAGACGATTTAATAACAAGTAAATAAAGGGGATTATGGAATACATAAGTGTAAAAGAAAGATTACCAAAAGATAATAGATTCAGACACGTTATGTGTACTGATGGAGTTAATATATGTTATTATTGTGAGTTTGGAGAAAACTGGTTTAATAGACAGCATGACTGTATTTACAATGTCGTATCATGGCAAGAACTACCAGATTAAGTAGATGTAAATATATCAATGTAACTAAATAAAACTAAAATGGAATTAACAGGAAAGTGTGAAGAAGAATTTGAAAAGTGGTTAAAAGATAGCGAATTAAATATAGATGTAGTTCCTTATGTATCTGGAGTTTATTGGAAAGTGGTTGATTTACTTAAAAGAATGCCTAACGAAATGCAATGGGGAGTTTATCAAAAATACTTTGATAGTGTAGGATTGATATTGGATATGCAGCCCGTTCTTGACTATAATGATATTTGCTATACTAAATTAAATCATTTTTTGGTAAAAGTATTTGAGTTAAACGAAACAGAACAAACAGAAATTATAATTAAAAAAACAAGAATAGAGTCTCAAAAAATATCTATAGATAAAGCAAACGAACTAAGAAACAAACAACTAAATAAATAGATTATGTTTCCAAAAGAAAAAGCGAAAGAGTTGGTTAATAAGTTTAAAAAACATGCAGAAAGTTATTGTTCAATGAGTTCGGGTTTAGAGAGGCTTTCAATAGCTAATACTATTTTAATGAACTCTAAGCAATGCGCTAAAATTTGTGTAAAAGAAATAATAACAGAATTAAATAGTATAGAGAGTAAAGATTTAAGTGATTTACAATTTTGGAATGAGGTTGATTACGAAATAGATTCAATTCAAAATATAGATTAAATGAAACTATTATCTAACGGAAAAGTAATACTAGATCCGCAAGAATACGCTAATGTATTAGAAACCATTAAAAGCCAAAAGAAGCTATTAGCAAGCAATAACTTTTACATGGAGAAATGGACTAAAGAAATTAACGCTCTAAATAAAGAATTAGAGATTAAAGAAACTGAATTAAACGAAAGCCATTGCGGTGGATGTGTTAAAAATAAAAGAGAATAACTAATGAAGGAGTTAAATGAAAAAATGAATTATCATTTTGACAACATTGATAAAGAAAAGTTTAGAAACGATTGGAATAATATTGTAACTGAGTCTATTTCTATTGATTTAGATCCTGATGAATTTATTTCTTATCACAGATAAAATATAAGGCCATGAAGATACCAAAAAGCTTTAAGTTATTCGCTACTACAATAAACGTTGAGTTCGATAGTGAGACGTTAAGCTACAACTCTACATTGGGAGACTGTAGTTTTTGCGACAACAAAATAAATCTTAGCGATAGTTATAAAGGAAATCCTATTCCAGAATCAACAATTGTTGACACGTTTTATCACGAGCGAACACATGTTATACTCGATGCAATGGGAAGACACGAGTTATCTCAGGACGAAGAATTTGTTGAGGTATTCTCTAGGCTCCTAAGACAAGCAGACGAGACTGCGGAATTTGATAAAAGAGAGTAACCCTTAATGGACGGAAGAAAACTGCTTGCGGAGATTGATGCGTACGCTTCCAAGTGTTGGAGGCGTATCAATACCCATTACGGTTATTTTACGTACAGCTTTAGTTCCTACAGGCATAAAGTTATGATTGACGATCTTAAAATGAAAGAGTTAATCAATGACTGCGAAGAAGGAAAAATTAGTTACCAGGACATTGTATTTTTTATCAAAATAGTAACCATGCTAAAATTTAGCAGAGAATTTCACGAAGCTGCAGTGGTCCGGATAACCAAAGAAGACATGAAAGGATTCTGTAATAACAACTCATACAAGTCTAGTAAAGAAAAACTTATAGAGTATAAGCTATTGATACCTACCATTAGCCGGAACCATTTCATAATCAACCCAAGGTACATCAATAAGTTCTACAAAACTAAGGTTGATATGTCGCCAGAGGACTTCAAAGAGTATAAGGAAAAACGATTGAATAAAGAGTAACTATAGAATTTTCAAATAGTTACTCTTTTTTTTGTTCCAAATCCCGTATAAACCACTTTTTTGGTTATATTTGCTTTATACTTATTACAAATTAAACGGGAAACAGTATGAATCACGAATTGAAAGTTCAACAAGTAGTATTAAGCGGAGACGATTACTTGAATCTACACAGAACTATAACGGCATTAGAAAAACAGAATGCAGATCAGATTAAGATTATCAATAATTTGCAAGACCTACACATTAAAATGCGCGCGAATGGAATAGGTATTGATGATAGTGCGTATGGAGCAAAAAAAATAGTTGTCTTAAACCAATTTAACGATGAAGCTACTCTTAGTATTCGCGTTCAATCTAGAGATTAATCACAAACAATAAATAAAATGGCAAGATCAAAAAAATCGACTCCGGCAAGCGGAGATGAATTAGACTTAACAACAAGTGCTAAGGCTAAAGAAGAAGTTACTCCAACTAAAGAGATTGAGGTAAAGGAACCGGAAACAGTAGAAACTCCCAAGGAAGAGGTTGTAGCTAAACCTGCAAAGATCGAGTGGGACATTAAGAAGTTAGCTACTCAGAAAACAATAACAGTTATTACAAACTATATCAACAAAGGAGCAGTAGACTCTACGGAGTTAGAAGCGTTGTTAGATAGCTGTGTAAAGTAATACAGTAGTGTTTAGGCAGTATATTATAATGATGAAGTTGGTACATCACCCAGTTTGGTTTATAAGTCGTGGGTTCGAGTCCCACCTGCCTATCTAAATAATTAATAAATCGGGAAAAGATGACAAATAGATTTAAAGAGGCTAATTCAAGAGTTATACAGTGGGCGGCAGTAAAAGGAATTTTAGCCAAGGCAACTCCTTTAACTCAACACTCTAAAACAGAAGAAGAGGTTGCGGAACTTAAAGAGGCTTTATACTTCAAAAACAATGACGTTGTTAGTTATAAAAACTCGAAAGGAAAATCGGTATATACTGACGAAGAAGTTAAGGATGCTATAGGAGATATATTAGTTACTTTATTAATACAATGTGGACTTCAGGATTTAGATCCATTAGACTGCCTAGAATCGGCTTTAGATGTGATCGAAAACCGTACAGGCAGAATGGTTAATGGTCAATTCGTTAAAGATGAATAAATCTAAAGAAAACTTTACCACTATCATGTCATCTTTGCAGCAGCAGCACGACTCGGACATTCAGTTTGCAAAGGATGCAAGTATACTACTTAAATCAGAAGTTAACCCTTACAATAACTCACTACTTGTAAAACTATTGGTAGACGTTATGGCTTCTTGGTTTGGTGCAGAAGATTCCAAAGACCGCATAAACCACTTCATGTACGGAATGGATTTTGGAAGATATAAAGAAAAAGAGGTCGTATCAATAAATGACCTATGGGATTCACTAGTAAAAAACAGCCAAAATGAATAATATAGAATGGATTCCTGTAAAGAGCTCACAGATTAAAGAGATAGGCCACGACGGGGACTTAACACTTTACATTAAGTTTAAAAGAAAAGATACGGTTTATTCATACTGGCCGATAGAAAATATACAGTTCATTGAGTTCAAGGATGCGGAAAGCATTGGAAGCTATTTCCATCAAAACTTAAAAATGAACAAGACTCTTGTTATCACCAACGAGAGTAAGAAAAATACGTAGCCTAATTGGAGATTTAAAATTTACCTGTCTGTAGATTGGATTGTCGGTATGGTTGTTTCATAAGTTCGGAGCTAATTAGGTGATATATTCATAAACTCCTACAAATATCGATTTGACTGGCTTACCAGTGAAAAGTAACTGGTTTTTTAATTTCAAACAAATGAATTGTACATATTGCGATAAGCTAATACCACCTGACCAAGAAAGATACTTAGGTGAAAGTGAATTGGCATTTTGCGAAGAGTGCTTTAAGATAATAAATTAAACTAAGGGAAAAATGCAAAAAGAATTTACAACAGAACAATTATTGGATCAACACATCAAGAATAAAAACGGTGTAATTTTCAATGTGTTCTTACACGAGACTAGAAACGATATTTGTTACTTAAGAAGAGCTAATAAATACACTAGGAAAAACATAAGAGAAATTAAGCAAGGAATTGTTGACGGCACCTGGATTAGAATCAATGAACACGAATTAAAAAAGTTCATGAAAGAGGATAACGATAAAATGATTAGCCTTACTAGAAAAATGGTAAAGAGAACTATCATTACTCAACTTCTATTAGAGGGAGACGACGAACTTAAAGTGGATTACGAAGACGATAAGTACTTTAAGAGCACACTAGAGAAGAGTAATCGAGAATGTGAGCGCATAGCATCAAGACAATTCGATAAGGTGTATGACGCGGATAATGTGACTTCCCAAAACCTAATGAATGCCGTTGACCGAGTTACAACAAAACTAGCAAGCCTAGATATTTCAGATTATCCATTCTTTGAGAACTTAATTGACGATTATTTCGCCAATAGAGAAGAGCACTTAAAAAGAGAAACATTTTTTACTAAAGTAGATTAACATAAATGCTAACATTAACAATATTAGGGACGCCAATACCAAAACAATCTGCTAGGTTTAGAATAGTTAAAGGGAAAGGGAAAGGGAATTGGATTTCATCTTACCAAAAGAAATCTGTTAAAGATGCAGCCAAAAGTATAGCCGACCAGATAAGAGAGCAATTGCCAAAAGGATTTGAAATAATTGACAGCCCTATTCAAATGGATATTCTGTTTGTGTTTCCTCCATTAAAATCTTGGAGTAAGAAAAAAGTAAAACAACTAAAAGACGGAGAAACTATATACAAAGACACTAAACCAGATATAGATAACACTACTAAAAATTTATTAGATGCAATGGAGAAATTAGTTTTTGCTAATGATTCTAGGATTTGCAGAATAAGGATTCAAAAAATATATGGATTTGAGCCAAGAACCGAAGTTAACTTAAAAGAAATTTATCATGAAACCAATTAAAAAACAAATATTTGCTGAGATAGTAGATAACGAGACTACACAATCTGGAATAATCATTGTTGGAGAATCTTCTGTTAAAAGAAATATTGCCAAGGTTATAGCTATCGGATCGCAAGTAGAAAATGTGAAAGTTGGTGATACTATCGACTACAACAAATTTGAAGCTACAGAATACACACACGAAGGTAAAAAGTGTATCTTTGTTAAAGAAGTAGGAACGCTATTTATACACTAATGCATGATTACACTAAATGTTTTTATTTATCCGGAAGATGATATAACTAGAATAGAAAACGACATTGATCCAATAACTCCAATGGACCAATGTGAATACTTAGAGTGCACGTTTTACCAAATAGCATACGTTAGGAGGTATGATGATAATTTCGCAGAAGTTGGAAGCAACGGAGAATCATTTGTTGTCGCGCACTCTATGGAAGAAGTAAATATGAAAATACAATTAGATGGTGCAATATACCTAAACTAATAAAGTTTTTCCCTGAACTTATCTGGACTACGCTTAGATTCTGTTTTTAATTTAAGCATAAGTTTTTCTCTAATTCTATCAATCCTAGAAACCTTACTACTTCTAAAAGGGTTTAAATCAGATTTGATAGTTATTGTTTTTTCTCCAGAAAGATACTTGTAGAAATCCATTACCGCGTTCAAAGACCTTTCGGTTAACTTATAAATATTACCTGCGCTATCCACCTTCTTAACACACAACTCAATATATCCTAAATCCTCCATAGTTTTTATATGGAGGTTGTGTTGTTTTAGTCCTAGTTGCCTAAAATCATCTAATGTAAAAAACTGAATAGGGAACAAATAAAGCAATGCTTCTAGTTCCGAATAATGTTTGATGTTATATAGTTTGCATATAAACGGCCTTACAACAATCAAATGCTGCAGCAGATTATACCCTTCCACAAAATTATAGAGAACAGTCTTATCTTCTCGATTGTATTTCCTCTTCAATTTTGGATTAGAACTACTGTTTGAAATTTTAGCCTTGTTTGCTATAATAGTTTTTCTGGTACTTTCACTTAAATTCGCAAGTGCTTCTTTATCAGATAATTCTCCTTTCTTCAATTTTAAATCTTTTTTCATGAAATTTATGATATAATAGTTTTATATTACAAAAATACACTTATTAATATAAATATATTTTATACTTTTGTAGTATTCAATAGAAAAAACCTATAGCAATGTCATTAATCAACGATGAAGCAATTTACGCTTTAACACAAATGGTCGAAGGAGGCACTGTTTTAGGCTCTTTACCAAAAACACATCCTACTAATCCAGGAGGTACCGTTCAATATTCTGTTTCAGGAATATTAGACTTCATAACAGGAAAATTAGATTTCGTACACTACAATAACGCAACAAGAGCAGGGCAGACTGTTTTAATAAACGATCCAGATTTACCAGAAACTTACTTGGCCGCAATAAACGATGGAGCAAAATGTATTTGCACACTTAAGGTTTATCCTCCTACTTCAGATTCAGATGTTTCATTCATTGTAAAACTTAGGTAGATATGGCAACAACAGTATTAATAATTTCTTCTGCGGCATTAGCAATAAGCATATACTCAGCATTCTTTAAAAAACCTCACACAAAAATAGATGGTAAAAGAATACTTACAATTTTGGATTCAGAAATGAATGTATCAACTAAGATTGTTGGAGACAAAAGAGTATTGGTTGACGAGCAAGGAGAAGTTTTAGATAAAAAACGAATCAACATATAACGCAACAATGAAAAATAAAATAACCATAATAATGATTTTGATGTCTATATCTTTCGGATATTCTCAGGTGTTGGTACCAGAGAATACCGGTTACGGATATGACAACTTAACAACTGTAGAGCTAAATGCTCTTACCAAAAAGAAGGTAGGGGATATTTATTACAATGCAGATTTAGGGTATCACGTAAAATGGAACGGAGTAATCTTTGAAAGTTTAGCTAGTGGTATTTCAGGAATAGATCCTGCTGACCAGGATAAGCTTAACAATATTTCAATTACTCAGCCGGTTAATTTAGATACTGTAGAATCTTTAGCTAATTCAGCATTACAAACAGAAACCGATCCAACAACTACTCCGGACAACATAAAATCAAAATTAGAATCACTTACCGGAACAAATAGATTAGATGCTTTTGCTATAAAGAACTTATCAGCACAAGAAACGGACCCTAACTTAACTAAATCTAACGTAGAAGGCTTAGGAATTAGCTATACAAGTTTAAGTGATGTTCCTGCTGTTAGCCCGCCTTTAACTTTTGGAACAGGATTAACGAGGACTGGCGACAACATTGTTTTAGATAACCCATTTACAACAGCAAACGAAACGACATTAAATAGTGCGTTACAATCAGAAACAGACCCTTTATATTCTGCATGGGATAAGGAGTATACTGATTTAATAAATAGACCTGTAAACTTAATCACATACGACCCGTTAACCGCACAAGATGTGCAAATAAGCGTTTTAGGTGGTAGCGATTCAGAAAGTTATATTTTAGAGTTCGACCCAAACGGTTATGATTATAGTGGTGAACCAAGCGGAACAGGAACAGTGTCTCAAACAATTATAGACGGAGATACTAATGCGGTTAGTGGAAACGCTGTTTTTGATGGATTAAGCAGTAAATTGAACTTGTCAGGTGGCACAATGACTGGCGAATTGGATTTAAGTTTATTAATGCCATCTTCTGCTGTTAGTTTTATTGGGTCAAATACAGACCCTTTTTCTTCTGGATCATTCAAAGACTTTAACGTATCAGATGGTTCTACTTTAATTGATTATCAATTTTCTCCAACTTCTACAGCTCTATCTATAAGAACAAACACACTAGTGAATCAAACGGCTTATACTGCAAAATACACACTACCGCACACAGGAACACCAGTTAACGATACTGATTTAATTACTAAAGGTTATGCGGATGCTACTTACGGTTCTGGTGGAGGTGATAATTTAGGTAATCATTTAGCTACGGAAGATATAGAAATGGATGGTTTTTGGTTAAGAGATGTCGGAAACATTACTAGTCAGAATGGATTTATAGGAATAGCCACAATAGAAGGATTAAATTCAACTAGTTTTTTAACTATTACAGGAGATGCAACAGTAAGAAATAGATTTACTTTTTTCCTAGAAACGAAAGTCTAGATAATGGAGTTCCTAGTGAAGGAATGGTGTATTGGAATAGTTTAGAAAACAGGTTAAAGGCTTATGACGGAACAAGTTATAAAAACTTTTTACTAGACGGAGACGAAAGAACAAGCGGAACAACGGCTAACAGACCAAGTTCACCAGCTACGGGAAAATTCTACTTAGATACTACTCTTAATTTACCAATATGGTATAACGGCACAAACTGGATAGACGCAACAGGAACAACAAGATAAGAAAATGAAAAAAACAATTTACATATTATCGATTTTATTGCTCACTATTTCAGGAGTAAGCGCACAGACTGTTATTAAAATAAAACAGCCTAATCCGCAACAGATAACAATAGCAGACGATTCAATAAAACTGAATGGTTCAACTTCTGTTCCTTTGTCTGATATAATTAAGCCTATCACATTAGCGGAGTACAACGCAATGGATGCGGCTACTAAATTAAAGAATGCAGGACGTCAAATTATAGACCCTACAGGAGTTCCTACAGCTATAAGTATTGTTGATGGTAGTGTTAGTACTGCTAAGATTGCAAATAGCGCTGTGAGTGGAATTAAAATACTTGATGAAGCGATAACAGAAAGTAAAATAGCTGATGCAAGTATAACGGATGCAAAAATAAACGCTGATACATATAATAAATTATATTATGCTGTTCCTGATGGATACATTTCGCCAAGAGATTACGGAGCAGTTTTAGATGGAGTAACCGATGACCGTGCGGCTTTTGTTGCTACATTAGCGGCTGCTAATACTTTAGGTAAGAGAATTAGGATTGATGCTGATAAAATGTTTTTAGATGTTGAAGAAACTGGAACTAAATCGATATTCATACCAGATAACACATGGATAGAAGGTAGCAATAAGGATGTTCAAATCGTAGTTAACAACATATTAAGTCCTGCTTTTTACTTGGCTCTAGTTGATAATGTAACTATAAAAGATATCACTTTCACTTATGACCAAACATATGATCCTACATATGGAGAAGACGCAACTAATTTTGCGGCAGACTTTACTATTAATCAGCAACAAGTAAGAGACTACTTAAGAGATAATAAAGCGATTGATTTTTCAGGTGTTTTTCCTGTAGATAACGGCTTTGTTAGTTACTATTATATGTTTTTATTAGAGGCTGCCGAAAACGTAACTTTTGATAATGTAACATTTAAGTCTAAAGGTGAAACGGCTGATACTTTCATTACCGGAGTTATAAAAATGAAAGAACAATACCAACCAAGTCAAACAGTTTCAAATACTTCGGCTCCAAGAACTCAATGTAAAAACATATCATTAAGCAATATAGTTATAGATGGTGCTTTAATGGGAATACAAGGATTAGTTGATGGTTTTACTGTTAACAATCTAAAATCATATCGTTATTCAGATATGCAAGATGCAAGCGGCAACTATCTAGGTGGTTTTGATGGTGTTGATTATGATTTTCCTCCACCTCATTTATTCTATTTAAACAATAGCTCATCATCTACATTCAACACAAAAAACGTTAACATAAATGATGTTTACGATTATGGTAAGTATGTAGGAACAGCAAGTGTGAGAGGAACAAGCGGTATCAATATAGGATATTGTAATTCTCTTAAATTAGTTGAGACACAAGATAACGTTCATGTTAGCAATTATAAATCTTTTCGCAGGGATGGAATGGCGGATATAGGAATACTTTCTAATAGCTCTTTTTCTAATATGTATTCAGAGTCTACTACGGATATTTTTAGTTCAACATCTAGTTATCCTGCTTTAAGGTTTTTAGGGAACTTAACAAATGTTGTTTTTGATAATATCATAATAAAAGACAACTCAACTACATCGGCAATATACCCAATAGATTACGGTGAGGGTAATTTCGTCACATGGAACAATGTACATGTATTTGTAAAGACACTTAACACTATAGACGTAGGTACTTTTGGAATTTGGGGTTCAAATAACAAGATAACAAACTCTAGCTTTAATATAGAAAATCATACGTCTACACAAACTTTAAGAGGTATAGTTTTAAATAATTCAACAACTAGAGACTCTGGAGCAAACAATTACTACGATGTAACATTAAACGGTTGGAGAGATATATCTAGTGATCCTTTAAATAGGAAATCAAGAATGCTTTTTGCTACGGCTGTTAATACAAATAACAACTATGCTAGAGTTCATGACACTAGAAATAATTTTGTAATTGAGCAAGTAAACGAGATAGAAACAGATACATGGACTAGAACAGAAACAGTATCACTAGGTAGCGGAACACAGCAAGCGTTGACAATGACAATACCTAGTGGATTTGCCGTAAAAAAAGCAACTGCAATAGTGACAAGTGCTTTAGATGCAGGTGTTACAGCTTCAATAGGAACAGTTTCGGGTGTTGCGACTAACTTAATAGCGTCAATATCTAACACAGCGAACTCAATAAACTCTAATGATTTAAACGAGATTTCTAATGGTAGTTTGAGGCAGATATTTATAAGAACAAGTACAGGAACTTTCGCAAGTACAGGAACGGTTAAGGTGACTTTAGTATTAACACGTACATCATTAAATTAATAAGATGAAACACACAATTAGCATAGTATTATTTTTCATCCTTTCACTGGGATTAAACGCTCAAACGGTTGAGGGTACTGTAGGTAGTGATGGTAGTTTAATTCCTTATAATGTTTCCGCTAGTGCGGATGTGCAAGACGGAACTATAACAAAGGCTAAATTAGATGCTAGTTTAGCTGCTGAAATTGACTCTAAAACAAATTATAGTGAGGTTTTAAATTTACATAGAACGTCAGACCCTACTAGCAATGTAAAAGAATCAAATATCATTAATGCATGGGTTAAAGCTACTTTGGTAGATTTAGAATCCGTATCGACTGATAGCTATATTGGTGATTTGTCTCTAAAAGCAACTAAGAATGCTTCTGGATCGGGTGTTATTTATTCGCCTAATTATTCTGTAGAAATAGGTAAAGAATATGTTTTTAGCTGTAGAATTAAAGTAGGAGGTGGATTTATAACTGGTAGTAATTTATACTTAGCTGATAAGTCCGGAGCGTTCACACAAACACCTATAGACCACACTAATTCAGATTGGCAATTAGTAACGGTAACACTTGGATTCACTAAAACAAGAACTAGAGTTAATTTCTCAATGTCAGCACAACCATCAGGAGCTTTTATGCTTATTGATGACATGAAGCTTTACGAGAATGAAGAATCTATAAAGGCGTTTCCTAACGCTTACGGTTTTGGCGCAGTATCTACAGGGGGAAGAGGTGGAACAGTTAGAAAGGTGACAAACTTAAACGATAGTGGTTCAGGAAGCTTAAGAGAAGCGGCTGGAATAGCTAATACATATGTAGTTTTTGATGTTGCAGGAAACATAGAGTTGAGCAGTCCTATTTCTGTAGCTGACAATGTGACTATTTTTGGTCAAACAGCATTTAGAAATGGAGGGCAAGGAATAACATTAAAAGCAAACTCTACAAACGAATCTAGTTTAATGACTGTAAGCGGAAAGGAAAACTTTACAGTTCAATACATAAGATTTAGAAGAGGTGTAACTCCTTTTGCTACGGCTTCTACAGGAGGTCAAAACTTAGCCTTAGCTAATGCAGCGAACAAAGCAATAATTGACCATTGCTCTTTTGGTTGGGATGAAGACGAAAGTTTAACTATTTGGGATGCGCAACAAGTTACAGTTTCAAATTCAATAATCAACCACTCTTTAAAAGTAAATGCCTATGGTCGTGTAAAAACAGGCAAGGGAGTTATTATTGGAAACAATGCAGAAGAGGTTTCATTGTATTGTAATTTAATAGGCAATGCAGACCAAAGAAACGCATTATTTGGTGGTTCCACACCGCCACTAGGAAACTTTGAGTTTAAAAATAACTTAATACATAATTGGGGTACAGCAGGAACATACTTTACGGAGGGAACAAATGACTTTAAAGTTAATATTATTGGAAACAAATGGAAGCTTGGAAATAACTCTATACTAAATAGACACGCTTTACAGGCTACTGGTAATACTGGAGATTTGTTTTACCTAGAAGGTAACATTTCAGCGGAAAGACCTACAGACGATTTAGACGAATGGTTAGCTATAGGAGACACAGCAACGCCTTCTATTAACCTATCTACTTCATTTCAACAGTTAACACCTTTTGACTACCCTTTACAGGATTCTCCTACATATACTATAGATGAATTAGAAAGTACAGTTATAAAACAAATGGGGGTTAGTTTGTATGAAGATAAACCAGACTATGGAGCTAAACAAGATTACTTAAACGGAACAGGTTCGCATATAAATATACCTAGTGACGATGGTGGTTATCCTGTTTTAAGTAACTTTACAACATCAATAGTAGATTCTAATAGCGACGGCATAGAAGATAGTTTTGCAACTACTCATGGAATAACATCGCCAAATCAAATAATAGGCTCTTACGACTTTGGAGATTGGATATTTGACAACTCTATAGGGTACGAAGCAATAGAGGTTTACGCTTACTGGTTAACAAAACAATAAAACACGTATAGAAATTATGACAAAATTAATAGAAAAAACACAATCAAAAGCAGAGAACTATTGGATATTATTCTTTAGAATACCTGGACTATTTTTATTCTTTCTTCCGTTTATTCCTGTAACTATGGGGTATATTAATTCTAACGTTGATAAGGTTAGATTAGACGGTGGAGATTGGCAATTACTTGGATTAGGATTTTTCCTAGTTTGGGGAAGTTCTTATTTTGGTATTTTAGGAAACAAATTAGGAATGTTCTTATCTAGCAAGTTTGGATTAAACAATAAAGAGTAAGGATATGAAAACATTAATAGCAATATCTATTATATGCTTGATTATTCAATACTTCCTAGAAGACACTAAATCAAGCAGAGATAATACACCGAAAACAGATCCATAGAATGTACAATAAAATCCCCCCTTTTTTTTTGGGAACAACAAAATTTGTAAGTAGATACAACTATAAAAGGAGGATTTTAGCTTTCAGGTTGCGTTGCGCAAAAAAAAGATTGAGACAGAAAGCTTGGGTAAGAAGAATAATACGTAGCAAAGTATTGGTTTATATTCCTGTAGCCATGCTTTCTATTAAGCTTTACATAGAGAGAGAGGCTAGAGTTACTGCAGAAGTAAAGGCGGCCCTATACGAAAGCCAGGCAAAGAGCACTATTAAAACCTTTGACGATATGAAGGTTAGTTATTTCGAGAAGCTTTTAAGAAAGAACTACTTCATAATGCTAGGCACTAATGATTATTACGACGAGCAGTTTACAAGTAGACTTGGTTTTGAAGGAATAGATTATTTAGGTAAAAAAGATTCAGATTTACAAGACACTACAAGCGCGTATGGATATTCTAAAAGCGATATGAAGGTTGTGTACTCTTTAGATCGAGAATGGTTCAGAGAATACTTTATAGTAAAGAAAGATACTCAGGAATTAGCTGTATTCAAATTTTGTAGAATAGAACTAAATAAAGATACAGTGGTAGGAGGACTTCCTTTTGATATGGAAAAACTAAAAAAAGAATTAAAACTTAAAGACATAGAATGAAAGTTTCAGGAATAATTGCATTTATCTTAGCTATAGTGATGACCATTATAAGCAAGGCTCCTAGTTTTTCACAACTAGCGTTAACATTATACACACCATTATTGGACGGTTTTTTGTTTTGTATTGCATTATCGTTTTTAATACGCTCTAAGGATGCTTTAAATAGAAACGATGTGATACTATGGAAGTGCGAAACTAAGTACTTTGACATACTTAGCTGCGTGTTTTTTGGACTTATATTGATTACTCCGGTAACACATACAGAAGAGTTTATTCAAATAGCGCACATGATAGCTACCGGAATGGCAATATTGATAAGCTACACAGCTTTAGTTGCTCAACAAACTGATAGAATGATGAAAGCCGGAAGTATTCTAGGTGTTGTTGTTGGAGGTGTTGGATTTTTGATTGGATTCTTAACTCCATATTACAGCACGGGAGAAGGCGAATTAATAGCTTCATTGCCGTTGGCAGTTCACATGTTCTTTACCAAAACAAAATAGTATACATAAAGCTATATTTTAAAATATAAAAACATACATATTACTATGAACTTAGATTATTACAAAAATATAGTGAGAAATCACCCAGAGGAATTTGAGCTATTCAAGAATAAGTTCTTTCCTATTGTGATGAAGTGGGAAGGTGGAGGTAAACTACACAACGTTAAAGGTGATTCTGGAGGATGGACTGTTTGGGGAATAGCATACAACTATAACAAAGCTCTATTCGATGATTTTAATGACTTTAAAGACACAACATTAGAAGAAGCTGCGTATATTGCATTTGTAAAGTATTACTTGGCGGCCAACGCAGAATTGGTACCAATGGATGCGAAGCTATACTATTTTGATATGTGCTATAACATGGGCGTATCAAGAGGTATTAAGATACTTCAAAAATGTATAGGTGTTAATGCCGATGGTAGAATTGGAAACATTACCAAGTCAAAAATACACAATGTAACAGAGTGCTGTTTGATGATCGAAAGAAATAAGTTCTATAATAGGCTAGTTGAAAACAACTATAAAATGGGGAAATTCATTAAAGGTTGGTTAAATAGAAGTAAGGGAATATTTGATTTTAAATACTAATGCTATGACAGACGATGAATGGTATGGTGAAGTATTCAAAACAGGAACAATGCAAGATGTGATGGACTTGAAAAGCATCCTAATAAAAGAAGGAGACTTTTTATTGGCCGCAGCTTGTGATGGAAGATTAAAAGAATTACGAATTAAAAATTCAGACTGTTAGTTATGACAAAAACGATAGCAATAATAGCAATTACAATACTAATTACATCCTTAATTTGGTGGTTTGGAATAAATCCAGTATCAGATAAATCGTACATTAATGTAATAAAAGAGAAAGATAGTATAATTTTGGTGCAAAAAAATATTATCTTAGACGCGTATAAGGATATTAACGACTCAATACAATATGGAAAAGACATCCAACACATCAAAAAACTTCATGATCGTTATCCTGATGATGCTATTCTCGATAGCTTGCTTCGCGCAGGACAAGAATTACGTTAGTGTTCATAGAGATAGTTTGTATAACGCTTTACTTAATATCTCTGAACTAAAGGTTGAGAATGCATTTTTAAGGAAAAAGAACGATAATCAAAAAGTAATCATAACTGCTCAAGAAATAATCATTTCCGAAACAGAATTTAAAACTGAAATACTGACTAAGCAAATAAGCATAGAACAAAGTACCGGCACTAAAAAATGGTGGAATGGTTTTGGAAAAGGAGTTGCTACAGGAGGTGTAATAGTTTTAGGGTTATTCTTAGGGTTAAAATAAGTTTTATGAAGGGATTAAATCATTTTATAGTACACATACCGGAAAAGTGGAGTCAAACATATAAGACCGAAAGCGGACTTGAATTGCATGCAGATAGAAGGTTTTCTTTAAGACAAGTAGGTAATACCATTGTGAAGGTAATTGAAACTCCATACAACTACGATGGCCCTGTTAAGATTGGAGATACACTATTTATCGATGTAAATGCATTGTCTCAACAATCGTATGTTATTGGAGGTGAATTAGAAAACCAACATCTAATTGATAGGGAGAAAAAATTATACAAAATTGATTCTTCTTTGATATTCGCGTATAAAGAAACTGATGATTCTGAATGGATAGGTTTTGAAGAGAGTATTTTATGTAAAAGCATAAAGGAGGTTAAGGCAGAAAAAAAACCTAGCCTTATCTATATTCCAGAAGATAACAGGGAAAAAACTATTGAAGGTAAGTACATTGTAGATGTTCTAAATCCTATAGCGGAATCAATGGGAATAAAAAAAGGAGATACTATTTATGTTGAGAAACATTTATTTTTAGATGTTAGGTTAGAAGATAAAGAGTATGTAAGAATTAGAGTTAGAGATATTTTGGGATTAGCAATTTAAAACACAGAAAAATGAGTACGGAAAAGGAGTTATCAAAATACTACAAAGAAAACATTCCTGATTTAATATTAGATTTGAAGGTAGCGGTTAAAAACAATAGAAGTGTTATTACACAATCTGTGGATAGCGATTTAAGTGAGGACAAGTATGTAAATGTACTTAAGGCAAGAAGAATGGCGGCTGATGATACTATACACTTTTTAAAAGAAATAGATCGTCTTGAAAACGAATTAAACGAAGTAGAAGAAGTGGGTGTTTCTACTAAAAAGAAAATTACAAACCCTGCTAAAAAATACGCAAGTAAAGAATGATATTTTATCTAGGAGAAAAAGTTAAGGGTGTTGTCGATAATAAGACAAGATTAACCAAGAACAAATTACGTTCTTGGGAGTACGGCTATAATCCTGATTTAGACATTGTTATAATTTCAAGAGACGGAACATTAGGAGAAGTATTCAATATCCAAGGACTAAAAATTGGACTACCTCAACAGCCTGATTCTGAAGAAATAATCAACCACGGCAAAAATACATTCAGCCAAAAATGGAAACGAATAGATTTACCAACGGCATTAACCGACAAATCTATAGATAAAAGAGTTTCTGAAATATATTCTAGCGGTATTCCTAAAGACAAGGCTGAAGAAGAGGTTAACGAATACATGATAAATCTATTCGACGAACACGAAGATTTTATTGCTACTGAGTACAAAAAAAGACACGAAGGCATTTGGATATACGTAAACGGGAATCCTGTTTATGTTCCAGGAACCTATTACTTCGGAGTTCAATGGGTTAAGGAAACAACTGATTTTCCTAACTTTAGAATAATACAAAACGAGTTAATGATATTTTGGGAGGCTTGCAAGGCCGATTCAAGATGTTATGGAATGCAGTACGTTAAGAATAGACGTATGGGAGCAACGCTACTTGGGATATTTGAGTTCTTAGAATCAGGAACTATTACCGAAGACAAGATTTTAGGTATGATTTCTAAAAAAGGGGATGATGCAAAGAAGATATTTAGAAGACTTGTAACCGCTTTTAAGAGATTGCCGGCATTCTTTAAACCTGTTACCGATGGTACCAACACTCCAAAGAAAGAACTAGTCTTTGAAGAACCAACGAAAAGAAGAGGCCGCGGAGACGTAAGCACTAACGAAGGGTTAAGCACTTATATTTCTTGGCATAATACTGATATGAACTCGATGGATGGGGATGCGATATTCAGATCCATACTAGATGAAAGCGGTAAGTACCCGCCAGATGTAAAATTTAGCGAATATTGGTCAATTGTAAAAACTTCTCACCGTAAAGGAGTTAAGATTACCGGAAAATCTATGGTAGTTTCTACTGTAAACTCCCTAAAAAAAGGTGGTGGAGAATACAAAAAAGTATGGGACACTAGTGATTTACTTGATAGAAACCCTAACGGACAAACAAAATCTGGACTATACAGAATATTTATACCTGCAAAATTCTGTTTAGAAGGAATGTTTGACGAGTATGGATTTAGTATTATTAAAGATCCAGAGAAGCCAATTAAAACAGACGAAGGAACCATTGTATCTATTGGTTCAGAATCTTGGTTAAGAAACGAAGAAGAAGCATTAAAAGGTGATCCTGAAAAGTATAACGAACAAAGAAGACAGTTTCCCGACACTATAAAAGATGCGTTCAGGGATGCAAGTAACGATTGTGAATTTAATCTACCTAAGATTTTAGAGCAAATGGAATACTGTGAATTTGAGTTAAATGACAGATGGACTATTGAAAGAGATTTTTTAGGCAACGATGACTTAGAGCGCGGAAACTTTACTTGGAAAGACGGTATTAAAGACACAGAAGTTGTATGGCGTCCAGACAAAGAGAATGGAAGATTCTTTATAAAAAAAGGATGTCACCCACCAATAGAGTACAGAAACAAACATGAAGAAAAGTATAAAAACGGATCCCTTGGCAAAGCTCCTTTAGCAGAACATATAGGTGGTTTCGGAGTCGATCCATATAACAGAAGTATTAATGCCGATGGTAGAGGCTCTAAGGGTAGTATTATTGGTACCACTAAAACAAATACAGCAGATAACTTCCCTAACGACTTAATGTTTTTAGAATACATAGACAGACCAAAGAAAGTTAAGCTATTCTTTGAGGACGTAATTATGTGCTCAGTTTATTTCTCAATGCCATTTTTAGCAGAGCAATCTAACGACCAGTTTTTGGCATACGTAAAAGACCGAGGGTATAGACACTATAGCGCGAACAATCCATTTAAAGTTTATAATGATTTAACTCCACAAGAAAAAGAATTTGGTGGAGCTCCGCAACAAGATTCTAAAATTGGTGAAGGACAGTTTTATGCCACGGAAGCATTTGTAGAAGACCAACTAGGAGTTGCTAGGGACGCAAGCAATAGAGCTGTAGGTAAGATAGGAGATATGCCATTCACTAGGACGCTTATTCAAATAAAAGACGTAGAAACATCAAACAGAACGAAATACGATGCATATATTGCATTCTCACTTTCAAGGTTGCTTAACCAAAAAAGAGTAAAAAAAGAAACAACAAAACCTCAACCAGTATTTATTCCATTCCAGAAATATGACAATTCAGGTGGAATGTCAAAAAGATTATAAGCCATGAACACAACAGAAATAAAATTTAGCCTTGCTTCTGGAATTACTCCGGATCCGTTAGCCTCTTATGCCGAAAAACTAGATCCTCAATACGGATTAAAATACGCCATGACTATTCAACAAGAATGGTTTAATGGAGGTATGATTACTAAAGACTGCGATTTTATGTCTAGGCACAATTGGGTTAGAGAAATGCGTCTTTACAATAGAGGTGAACAAGGAATACAACCATACAAGGATATTGCTGCGAGACAGAATGAAGACCTGGAATGGATGAACATGGATTGGACTATCATAAATGTTCTTAACAAGTTCAACAATGTTGTTCGCAATGGTATTTCTGATGAAAACTACAACCTAGACATTCGTTCTGCAGATAGATTTTCTTTATTACAAAGAGAAAAGAACATTTTACGCCACAAAAAAAACATGGCTAACAAGGAAATGTTTGAAAAAGCGAAAGCAATGGGACTTCCTGACCTTATGCCACAAGGATTTATACCAGAAGACGAGGAAGAAATGACTCTTTATTCTGAAATAAAAGAACGTCCAAAGCAAGAAATAGCGGAAGAAATACTAATTAAGTTCGTTAAAAATGTAAGCGGATGGAACCATATCAAAAAAGAAACTGATAAGGATGCTGTATTGGTTGATTTACAAGTAGCAAGAGTTTACACTGACCCTAACAACGGTGTTATGGCAACTTATGTTGATCCAGAAAACTTCGTACATAGCTATACTGAAAAGAATGATTTTTCTGATACATACTATTTCGGTGTTGTAGATACTATAACTATCAACGATATACGAAGAGAAAGCGGATATTCTGATACGGTATGTAGAGAAATTGCTAAAACTTACTCCGGTGATAATTCTCAAAGTGGAATAGCAAATTTTGATGAATGCGATATGGACCAATTACTTGATTTTAAAATTCAAGTCCTACGATTCACTTTCAAATCTGATAAAAAACAAGTATACAAAGCATACTACGATAGAAAAGGAAAACTTAAAAAAGTATCTAAAAGAGACGAGAACTATGAAGTTCCTGAAGGATCTGAAAAAAGTAAACTAGAACAAGGATTAGATACTTGGTACGAAGGAAACTATATAGTTGGAAGTGATAAGTATGTTTACGGATATAAAGAGTCTGAGAACACTACATTCGATGATATGGATCGCGTATTACCTCCATTCATAGCACAAGCTTCTGAATTATATAAAAACAAATTAAGGTCATTCCAGAGTAATGTTATTCCTATAGCTAATCAAATGCAGTATGTTCACTTGAAAATGCAACATTTAATGTCTGAGTTAAAGCCTGACTTGATTGAATTAGATATTGACCAACTAGCACAGTTAACTACTGACATGAAAGATGGTGATTCTAAACAAGAGAATTGGAAAATGGCTTTATCCATATTAAACGCTAAGGGTGTTGTTCTTAAGAAAAGAATACAGATGGGTGACGAAGGTATTAAAGACGGTGCTAGTGCAAGGCCAATGGGTAACCAACAAGGTTCTGCATTAACTATCCTATTAAATCTTTGGGCACACTACTACAATTTAATAAGAGAGACAACAGGAATTAACCCTGCTATGGACGGTTCTTTATCTGAGGATGCTCTTGTAGGTGTAAACCAATTAATGAAGTTAGCAGGTAACTCCGCAACAAAACACATAGCAGATGCAGCCGTTTCATTCGATAAAAGAGTATCAGAAACTATAAGTTCTAGGCTTAAATCTATCTTCACTTTAAAGAAGGAAGCATCCCATTTAATTAAGATGTATGAGCAAGCTGTAGGTAAGCATAATGTGGATGCATTAGAAACTTTGAAAAATAGAAGCAATTTTGAGTTCGGATTTACCGTAGAATTAGTACCTTCGAAAGAAGAACTAGCAGAACTTAGAGAAGATTTAGGAATTGCACTAAACGAAGGGACTATAGATGTGTCTGAAAAATCTGATATTATGCGCATTGCCAGAGGTAATATGAAGCAAGCTGTAGAGTATATGAGGTTTGTAAGGACTCGTAAGATTAAAGAGCGAATGAAAGAAAATGCATACAATCAAAAATTGCAATCTCAATCTAATGCGGAAGCAGCACAGGTTAAAATGCAGGGAGATTTAGAATTATTGCAAATGAAAGCTCGAATAGAACTTCAAAAAGAAGGAAACTTATCAACATTAAGGGTAAAAGAGCATTTCCAAAAACTACAAGTTGAAGCACCTATAAGACAAGAATCTTTCCAACAAGACGTTTATATAGAGCAAATCAAAAATTTACAAACAATAAACTTAACAAAATACAAAGAAGACGCTAAATCGGATAGAGAAATCGAGAATAGTACTCGACAAAGTAAAATGATAGACCAAAGATTAAAAGATAAAGGTCCTATCGATTTTTCTAAAAAATTCAGCCTAGAAAGTTTAATCGGTTAAAACAAAAACTAAACATTACATTATGAAAATTCGGAAAAAGCTGTACAAGGAAGAGGCAGAACTATTAGGGTTAGATCCAAAGCCAAACATGAAAAACAGAAATCAAGCGGAGTATTACATCGAGGAAGATGATTGGGATAAAATCCTAAAAATTAGAGAAGGTGGAATTATTGACACTAAAGAAAAAGCTAAACCAAAGAAAAATAGCTTAAAACAAAAAGAACAAAGAAAAGGATTAGAGTCAAGGGGCGAAAATGTTGTTATTAATTGGAGTAATAGAACAATTATAACTGACCTAGGGGAGTACGGGAACTATGTTTGTGGATTTGATAGACATAGTTTGATTCAAAGAAAGTATGTGTATTCACATGGTAATGAAACAGCAGCAATTGTCGCTATGGAGTTTGACTTCATACACACTAAAGCAGTTTATATCTATGCTAGAATACATGGATTTAGTAAATCTTCTCCTGGTCAAACCGATTTAGAATTTGAATTAGGACTAGATGTTGACCTAGCGGTAGAAGAAAACATTCAGACCCTAAAAAGAAGGGTGTATAAAAAAACCCAAAAGAGGGAATGGGAGGAAACAGTAAAAGCCGCTTCTAATTGGTGGAACTTCGAGAACACATCATTGGAATCTATAAGAGCTATGATTTCTGAGTTCCAAATAGAAAAGCCAGAAAAGGTTAAGATTCAGAAAATAAGTGATTTAGATTACGCTTTTTCAGCAATAATTGGAATATCTGATGCTCACTACTTAAAACTTTGTTATGACCATTTAGGAAGAGTTGTTTACGACAGGGAAATTGCCAAGAAAAGGATAAAGGATCACATAAAGAGTTTAGCTAACGAGGTGGCTAGATATGGTAATCCTGAAAACTTCTTTGTATTTGTTGGAAACGACAACATTCATGTAGATGGAATGCACCAATCAACTACAAAATTAACAGGTCAACACCAAGCAACTGACGGACTTTGGAGACTAGAATTTAAAAACTACCTTAAACTTCAAATAGAAATAATAAATTTCTATAAGCAATTAGCAAAAGTAGTATTAATACCAGTAAAGGGCAATCACGACTACGAAACATCTATAGCTATACAATCATTCCTGGAAATTTACTACGAAGATGATGAAGATGTTGAAGTCGTTGTATGTCACGACGCAAGAGCTTATTACCAATACGGTAAGGTTTGTATTGTGGCAACACATGGAGACGAATTAGGATCGGTAGCAACGCTAGAAAGAGAATCACACAAAATGATATTAGGAGAAGCAAAACTTCAAGGAATAAACATCCAAGAGGTAGAGCACTTTCTTTTAATACACGGCCATGAGCATGTAGGAAGTTATAGGGACTTAAACGGTAACGTTCAAAGAATAGGTTTACCTTCTCTAAGCGGAACAGATGATTGGTGGCATAAAGAAAAAGGCTACGTCGGGAGACAACCAGAAAGCAACACAATAATTGTGGACCCAGATAAAGGGAGAAAATCAATTTTATACGCATAAAAACTAGAAACTATGGAAACATTTGGATTATTATTAGCATTAGCAGTCATTTCTTTTATTCAGAACATGGCATTTACATTCACAAGTAGATCACGTAACAGCGGTGACCCTCAATACCACAGATTTGCTTCATGGGCGAGCAATGGTGTATGGATGGTTAATCAAATATTTTTGGTGAAAATTGTATGGGAACCGGTAATGTCAGGAGAATGGATGTACGTATTCTTGGCTTGTATCGTTTATATAATATTTACAACAGAAGGTAGCGTTTACATGATGAATCTTATGCTAGGAAAAGTAAAGGATAGTAAGTTATCGAGAATTTTTAAAGAAACAGGTAACAGAAAGGTTGGTAGTTTAGGTAAATAAGCAAATCAGCTTATTTTAAATAAAATTACTTTTTTGGCTTATATAACGGATATTTATATTATCTTTGGTACTAGCTTTTTTAGTCCAACATACCCCCCGTAATGTTTAAAACCCTTCCTAATCTGGAAGGGTTTTTTTGTTTAACTTATAAGAAGCATAATCAACAGCTATTTCTATAGTACTCAATGAAACTCCTGATAATTTTTCTTTATATGGATAATACCCTCTTTCATAAACTCTAGTACTATAATGCCATACAGGTTGAAATATAAAAAAATAAGGATTCTCAACAGAATCAAGCCAAGAGAATAACTTATTAGAATATTCATTAAATTCATTTTCACTAACTTTTAGACAATGTAACTTACCCATTATATAATGATTCTGCATTAAGTTCTTTATTAAGTAGATGGAGTTGTAATCGTTTTTTCTGTATAATTCACGTAAAATTTCATTTCTATTCTTGTTTTTTAAATAATTAAACGCCAAATCATTTCTATACACAGATAACAAATTCCAATAATCAACTCCCATTGAGTCACACTTCATCTTAACCAATTCCATTTCTGAATCAATTTCATGAACTCTTTTTTTTCTAAATTATATGATCTATTCATTTAAAATATATTTTAATCTTGATTCTGTTTTAGAGTATTCTAACTTCAATTTCATTGCTCCTTCAATCAAGTCTGCTTTTTTTATTTGAATTAAAATATTAAAGGCTTTATCTAAATTACCATCTTCTAGGTCTATAAAACATCTAAACTCATCTTTAAATCTTTTAAACTTATAATCTATTTCTTCTAATTCATATTCTTTATAATGTATTTGTCTTTTTAAGCCATTAAGCATATGTATGCATTGCTCCTTATTTAATGAATTGTAGTAAGAATCCGAGTTATCCATGTGTGTTTATTTATTAATTACAAGCAAATTAAGCAATAATTTACAACAAAACACATACTTAATATAAAAATATTGATATTTTATATCTACTATAAGGAAAATTTATATAACTTTGTATTAATATAAGAAAAATTTATAGTATGGAATCTATCGGGAAAAACTTTTTAAATGACTTTGATTTTACAGATGACAACGCGGCAACCCAACCAGAGGCGGCAGTTCCTGAAGTGAAAGCTGAGGAAGAAACTACAGGAGAGGTAGTTGAAACACCAGAAGTTGTTACAGAAGAAGTAGTTGAAGAAACTACTACAGAAGTAAAAGCTGATACTGAGGTTAAAGAAAAACCAGAAGTAGAAGTTAAGAAGGAAGAAAAAGTTGTAGAAGAGGTTAAGTATATTGAATTAGACGACGATGCTATAAAAGCTTATTTTAAGGAGAAAAAAGGAAAAGACATTGAATCAATAGATGATTTGTTTAAAACTCCTGAAAAAGCAGTAGATCCATTAGAGGGATTATCTGATGAAGCTATTCAGTTCATAAACTATTCAAAGGAAACCGGTAGAGGTTTTAGTGATTTTGCAGAATTGAATAAAGACTTTACTAAAATGACTCCGCTAGAAATAGCACAGAAGAAAGCAATAGATTTTTCTGATGGTGAGTTTACATCTAGTGAAGCAATAGAGTTCATTGAAAAAGAATTGAATATCGATTTATCTGAGGATTTAGATAAGTTTGATTTAATAAAATTAAAAGGTTATGGTAAAGATTGGTTAAACAATAAAATCCAAGACCAAAAAAAATATAAGCAACCTATTGAGAGATCAGCTTCGCAAGAAGGACCAGAAATGGTAACACTTGAAAACGGAGTTAATATCCCAAAAGAGCAATACGAAAATTTGACTCGTCAAAGAGAACAATACTTAGAAGGACTACAGAAGTCGCAGGATAATATCACGGCATCTACTTTCCAAGTTACAATTGACGAGAACGGAGAAGAAATTAAGATGGATATATCTTATGACTTTAGCCAAAAAGATAAGCATAATATGTTATCGGCAGCTTCAGACACGGATAAGTTTATTCAAGAATCATTCTCAAAAGACGGTGTAGTAGACTACGCTAAACTTCAAAAGGCAATGTTCTTTGCTCAAGAAGAAAACATGGGAAAAGTAATCAGTTCCGCAGTGAATAAGGCTAGGGCAGAATGGATTGAAGAATCTGTGAAGAACAAAACCAATGCGAACTTTAGTACAAAATCTAAAATGCCTTCCGAACAACAGAAAGGTAGAATTGTTCCAATACCAGGAGCATCTTCAACAAGTGCGATACCATTTTCAGTTAACGATTTTTAATAGACAATCATGGCATTCGATTTACAAACCAATAACCTTAGCGGAATTTCCGTTATCGACAAACCTGCAGGAGCAATTGCAGATGCTTCAACATTCATTACTTTAAGCTCTTATGCTGATAAGTATGTACCAAAGTTGAAGCCAAAATTACACATGGCTAATGGTCGTGGAAAGATCACTAAGCTTATTAGCTTAATGGGTCAAGAAGAACTTTACGCAAATGATCGCGTACAATGGGCTGAGGAAGGTCAGTTAAACACTATCATTAAAGGCGTAACTTATGCGCTTGCTTCTGGATTTACTTCAACTTCAGATCACAATTTAAGAGTTGGTGATATTGTTTTGATTTCTGATGGTGAAATCAACAAGCAAGCTACAGTTACCGTTATCACTTCTTCTAAAATATTTGTTGCCACTCCGGATGACGGTGTTGCTTTTTCTTTCGCAGGTACAGTTTCTGTTATTTGTGATTTCTCTAACTCTTTTGCTAAAGGGACAGGAAACTTTGAAAAAGGTAAAAGATGGAATCCAGATGTTAAGGAGAACTTTTCTCACATTATCAAAGAAACTTATTCTATCGAAGGATCAGATATGTTTCACGATACTTGGATTGATACTCCTGATGGACCAAAATGGTACAACCATGAAGTAGAAAACACTGGTATCTTATTTGATAACAAGGTTGAAATGACTTTCACATTATTTGAAAGAAAAGCTTCTGGTGACGCAGCAGGTATGAAAGGTTTTGTTCCTCAAATCGAACAAGGCGGTAACATTGCTAACGAGTATATCACTGATATCGAAGAGTTATCTAAGGTAGCTTTAAGAATCAAGCAACAAGGAACTGGATGTACTGAGTACACTATCTGGCATAACCACGAACAAGGAGCTTACCTAAGACAAATGATGTCAGGTTTAAATGCGCATTACGCAGCAGGAAGCAACTACGGTATGTTCAACAACAGCAAAGACATGGCTATTAAATTAGGTTTTGCTTCTGTTTACATCGATGGTATCACTTTCCACTTTACTCCTTGGGATTTATTGGATAAACCGACATTACTTGGTAACCTTCAATTTAAAGCTTCAGGTATTGCTTGTTTAATCATTCCTTCTGGAACGACTTCAGTAATGCGTGACGGTAACACAGTAAGCAAGCCTTACTTATCTATCCTTTACAGAAACGCTGCTCGTAAGAGAGAAGTTAAAGTATTTGGACCAGGTGGAACTCAGCACAGAACCGATAATCAAATTACTGATTTTATGTCAGAATGTACTAACATGTTAGTTGGTGCCAATGCATATTTCGTAGTTAGAACAGGCGCAGATTACTACGCATAATCAAATAGTAACATATAGGCAGGAGATTAATTTCTCCTGCTTTTTTTAATACAAAGAGGAAAAATGGCAAACAAAAACATCGTAACATTCAGGTTAACTAAAGGGAGATCTCCAGTGAGTTTTTCCATTCCAACAAAAACAATGATGTTGGAAAAAAAGAATGAATCAGGTTTAAAAACTTTAAAGAGGGTTCATTATATTAAAGGAGTAGATAGTATTTGGGTAGAAGACTACAAAGGAGATCAAAAACCTAACCCAATTGTATTTGAAGATGGTATTTTAGAGGTTGAAGCACATAACAGACCTTTGCTAGAATTACTTAAGAAGCACAAGTGGTATAATAAAGAGTATGAAGTAATCGACGAAGACCTTCAATCGATTAAAGAACTAGAGCAATTTGAGTTAGAGGAAGCTGCTTTATCTCGCATCAATATTTCTGGTGAAGACGAATTAATGGCCAATGCTTTAATTTTGATTGGTGAACACGCTATTTCAATGTCGGAAGCTAAAGTTAAATTAGAACTTAAGAGAAAGGCTAAGGCAACTCCACAAGCTTTAATTGACGAAATGAATAGTAGTGATTACAAAGTTAAGTATGTGGGTGCACTTGGTATTCAAAAAGGAGTGTTGAAGATTGATCCATCAAGGACCCAGGTTCAATGGGCAGACGGTAAAACGATTATCACTGTTCCAGTAGGTCAAAGTCCTATCAAAAAATTAAGTGATTTCTTAAGCGAGAACACTGAAGCTTCGCAAATTACACTTCAAGAAATTGGAATACAAAACACTAGGATGTACAATAAAAAGAAGGAAGCTGATTTAGGCGCAGCAGTAAACGAAGTAATTGCTTCAAAAGATGTAACTTTGTCAGACGAAGAGAAACATCAAAACGATCTTGAAGAGGCAAGACAAATGTATAAGGAACTAAATAATGGGAAAGAAGTTCCTAATGTAAAGAAAAACGATTTAGATTGGATTATGTCTAAGCTAGATTAACAATAAACCGCATAGTTTTTTAGATGTGTGTTTGCTTTTTCCCGAAAGCGCAAAGCCCCTTAGTTGGGGCTTTGTTTTTTTATACCATCCAATCATTTTCCTCTACTTTATCTCTATAGTCTGGAGACTTTACGAGTTTACACTTACCACATACTATTACCGCTAAAATCAATCCTACCCAAAATAATGTTGTTGTCATAATCTTTAATTATTTATATCTTTTCTTTTTCGAATTTTAGTCTATATCTATGACCATCACTTATAGATGTCATTTCAATATGTGTTTTTAAATTCAAAACATTCATTGTTGAAATTAATGTCTTTGATATTGTCTCAATTAATTCGCTAAACTCTTTCTCTTGTTCTTTAGTCATAACTCATTTTTTTTAATTGTAAACTCATACATTTACCTTATTCGATGTAATGTAAATGTAACTATACACATTTATTAGGCACAATTAAGCGAACTCCCATTCGTCAACTACACAAACCTCCAAAGAACCACTTTCGTGTTTAATGAAGAATCCGTCTCCGTGCATTTGGTCATCCATGTATTCTGCTATTCCGATAACTTTATTATCTCTACTCACTTTGTACTCTTTTCCGTATATTAGAAAATCCTGTTTTAATCCTTCTTGTCCTTGTTTTAATATCAATTCCATAATTAAATATTTTCTATTTGTTTTTTAAATTGTAAATTGGTGATTCTTGTTGTTGATATATATTATCTTCTTGCTCCTTTTCCATTGCTTCCAGGTAGTCATGATCAGCATTAACACTATCTTCCCAATGTTGTTCACTATCTATGTAATTTTTCATATTCCTTTGTTTTAAACCTATAAACATATTACAGCTACTCCCACACCTATTTTAGTATATCTTAATACCCTCATTGGATTTCTTTCATTAATCAAATCAAATCGGTATCTATCCATATATCCTACTGCGGTGTACAATTCTGTTCCTTGTTCGTCTATTAATACTAGTTTTGTAATTATACTTTTTCCTTCTTCCACTAATATACCATCCATTTTCCAACCTCCTGCGATCACATTTAATTTAGATTGATGCAATACACCGTTAATAACTAATATAGCTTCTGTAGGCTCTCCACACTTATCTAAGAACGCAGGAACTGTAAAAGACATGTTTAGTTCTTCGTATTGTGTTTCGCGCTTACCGCAGGATAATAGCGTTAAAATGGTTAGTATGGTTAGTAGTGTTTTCATTATTTTATTTTTTATTTCCATTAGATCCAATCATCCATCCAAAAACAATAGGACCGTATCTTCCAAGTCCAAATTCAAAGTATTCACTTAAATTCCATATACAACTAGCAAATAGTCGTTTTGGAGTTTTAATATTCCAATATATCATATTAAATTATTTTCTTCCAAGTATTTTTTGAAATCTCTTTTCATGTTATCTTGTGGTATTTCTTGCCAAGTCCAATGCATCGAGTGGTTATTAATAGTGTTTCCAAAAGCTCTAGCAAATACTTTTCCGTTCTCTATCTTAATTGGTGTTCCGCTATAATTTATTGTAGTGCTTATCACATTCATGATTATATCTCTTTAGTTAAATTTAGTTTATAAGGTATTAAGTCCTCTATTTTATTTATTTCGTCATTAAAACAATCAATCCTATCTTTTAATTTATAGAATATTAAATCTGTAGAAGTTGAATGCTCTGTAATCCAATAAGAATACTCGCTATCATCACAAATCATAAAACCTGCAAACAAAACCTTTTCTTTTGCTTCCTCATATTCTCTTAAATCTTCCTCGTAACATTCTTGCGGATATTTTTGCATTCCGAACTCTGGATTATAATCTGTACTTATAACTAAGTTTAAAGGAACTCCATCTTTACAAGGCACAAACATTTCTAGTTCTATTTCTTGTGATAGAAACTTAGCGTATTTGGCTATATCAAAATATCTTTTAGCTCTATTTGAGTTTTGGTGAGATAAAGATTGAACTTCGTAACCTTTTTGGTTTTCCATTTCAATAACATATTCAACCATTGTTTTATCTAGTACTTTCATAACTATATATCTTGCTCGTTTAAATAACCAGATTCAATCCAAGAATTAATTTTATCAATTATCCTTTGTTGTTTTAACTTTCCTTTTTTACTGTTACCAGATAATATAATCTTGTAATCTTCAATCGTTTTTAAAACACCGTCATCATCCTTAAAATCTTTTAATTTATAATCTATTAATAATTCCTTTTTAGGTCTTATTATTTCTCTTCTAGATGAAGTAGGTCTTGCGTCACTAATTCCAAAAGACTCACTCATTGCTGCCAATGCTATTAATGCATGAATTGACTTACTGTTTCTCATAATTTATTTTTTTATTGATTATTAATTTCTTCTACTATATTTCTAACTAAATCTCTTGGGCTGCAGGTTTTTATCCAGAAGTCGAACGATTTTAATTTTGACATTGTACAACCTAGTCTAATTTCTTCTACAGGACCTTTTTTTAAGGTCATAGTTTGCTGCATTTTATTTAGCAGATTGAATGTTTTTGTTTCTTTTATTTGTTTTGTCATGGCTTAAATAATAAATAACTGTTATTTCCTTCTCTTACTTTGATCAATTTATTTTCGTATAAATGATTCAATATGTCACGTAAAGAAGAAAAATCAATGTTCAACTGCATAGAAACTTGAACCGGAGTAATACCTGATTTGCCACCTGACTTTTCATGGTTAGCACCTATAGACTCTAATACCTTAGCAATTAATTCTTTATCCATAATACATATTAACAAACTTATACTAAAATTTGATACAATATAGTAAAAATGTATTGATTGTTTTTATTAACTTTGTTTTTAATATAAGTTTTATCTATACTACAACATGGCCTATTTAATTGACAGGATATATTCCACAGTAAAATTCTTTGTAAACACTGATGTTAGGGGCAATGTGAAGCCTTCTGATTTCGATAAAGCATTATTTGATGCTATACAAGGACGAAATGAAGAGTACTTTTCTGACATAAGTAGATTCATAAATAAGCAGAATAGAGGTTTAATGCCTAACTTTTTAGAGAATCTAGCAGATAGATTTAGAGAAAAAGTAAACCATTACCTGGTTGACGAGGAAGATTTAGTGCTTGCATCAGAATCAACTAACAAATATGTGCTACCTGAAAACTATAGATACATAGACGAAATTTCCATTGCTGGCACAACTTCTTTTGAAGAATGCAAGAGCTCAAAGGAATTTAATATTGTAAAAACATTAGCAACAACACAATATCCTGCATTGCTTAAAGTAGGTAACACAATTAAAGTTTATCCAGAAACAACGGAAACCGTATCGATAACATACCTAAGAACAGTAAACTATCCTAAATGGACTAACGTTGTTGTTAACGGAACCGCATTGTTCAATCCTTCTGCTTCGGATTTTTCGGATGCAGACATACATCCAAGCGAAGAATTTGAAATTACAAGAAGAGTTTTGTTGGCGTTTGGAATAAACCTTAAAGAGCAAGATATTCAACAAGTAGCAATGGCTCAGGAAAATACAGATTTCAATCAAGATAACGCTTCATAATTATGCCGATCCAAACAGCACAAACATATCACGAAAACGAAGACCTTCACGGAGGCTACCAATTTATAACGCTAAAAAGTGTTGTGGATCAAATGCTATTAAGAACTACAGACTCAGAAAACTACTTAGCGAACACTAAGCGAAGTCTAATCGTAATGCAACTTAAGGATGTTCTGCAAGAGCTAACTCATGAAGTACAGAAAAACATAAAAGCTGTAGAAAGAACCGTTGGCCCTTCTTTGAGATTTCCTTTAGAACAAGATTATGTTGATTGGGTTTCGGTTTCATTGGTTGGAGAGGATTTCAAATTATATCCTTTAAATATAAACAACGATATACCGACAGCTATAAGCCACTTACAAGACAGTAACTACAACTTACTATTCGATAGCGAAGGAAACACGCTTAACGCTAATGGTATAAACGCATACGGCAAACCTTATAAGAAGTATTCTTTTTGTTTTCATGGCAGCCAAGGAAACTTAGACACTTCTAAGTTGTCAATGTATGGAGAATTTGTAATAGACAAAAAGAACATACTTTTTTCTTCGGACTTACTAGATAAAGAGGTTGTTATTCATTATTTATCTGATGGATTAGAATTGTATAATTTAAAAGAAGAGGAAATTGAGATTCCAAAAATGCTTAAAACAGTATTAACTCAATGGGCTTACTTCAATATTATATCTGAAAGGAGAACTGTTCCTGCTAATGAAAAAGAAAGGGCAAAAAAAGCATACCAATCATCATTACATAAAGCTAAAATACAGAAATCTAATTTCAGCTTAAGAGAAATATTTAGACTAGCGTAGTCAACCAAAATTATATAAAATGAAGAAGTCTTTCGTAAATGGTAGAATGAATTTAGACATCGACAACAGATTGTTGGAGGATGGAGACTACCGCGAAGCAACCAATATAGAAGTTGTTAACTCAGAGGGATCGGATGTTGGGGCTATAGAAAACTCCTTGTCTAACAAAAAGTTGACTTCTATTGATTTTGGTGCCAATCCTATTGAGATAGGTAAATACGAAGATGAATTTAGAGACAATCTGTATTGGTTCGTAAAATCTGATACAGGAACATTTTTAATTGAATGGGATGAAACCAACAAAGTTTCGAGTACTGTACTTAAAGATACTAGAACCGAAGATGTTGATAGGGTTTTAAACATAAAAGAAGATTTTTTAATAACCGGCATTGTTAAAGTACTAAGCGAAGATCCAGAAAAGGATTTATTGATGTGGACTGACAACAATATGAATATTTGTTGCATTAATATTTCCAGAGCAAAAACATGGGGCGAGAACAATTTTGAAGAAGAAGATATTTTCTTAATCAAAAAGCAACCAAAATTCGCCCCAAAAATTACACCTACATACTCTTCTGAGGAAAGCAATTACTTGGAAGAGATATTTATGTCTTTTGGTTACAGATACAAATACTTAGACGGTGAAAGAAGTGCTGTTTCTACATACTCCAACTATAACTTTAATCCAGGTAAATTCAAAATGGATTACCAGTCTATGGAAAACATAGGCATGGTGAACGCTTTTAACGCGGCTAGAATCACTTTTGATACGGGACCAAAACAAGTTACTGATATTGAGATTATATCAAAGCAGAGCAACTCTAATAACCTATACCTTATAACTTCATTCAATAAAGAAGAAGAGGGATGGGCTGACGACGTAGATAAGAATTATGTATTCTCTAACAATAAAATCTACCAAATTTTGGCAGAGAAAGAGCTATACAGAACTTTTGACAATGTGCCTAGAAAAGCTAAGGCATTAACCTTAACAGAAAACATACCGACAATAGGAAACTACGTAGAAGGATATGATATTGTAGACGAAGACGACAACTCAATTAAAATGGACTACACTATAGATGTGAAGTCAAATGATGTAAGTGGTGAGGAATTATCAAACTCTATAGGAGCAACGGAAACTACTTTTACATTTACAATACCAACAACAATAGAATTAAACCAAAATACGCGTCTTATTTTTAACTTAGACCTTGGTAATTCATTATACGATGGTGAATACTTAGACACACTAGAGTATATTCTTACAGAAGATTTTGATAACGCAGCAGGATTGGCCGCTAACGATGATTTTAAGTTTTTTATAGGAACCATATTGACAGCTAAATTCATAACTGAATACGATATTGATGTTGATGACGCATGGACTTTATCTAGTAACATTCCTTTTTCTGTATCTGGAAGCACAACAACTACAATAACTATAAAGGCGATAACCTTAGTTTATACCGTAGATGATACTCCTAATGATCCTGGAGATAACCCTACTAATACACATACAGAAAACCTATTGTTTAAATTCAATAGCGGATCAAGTGCATTTTTTAGCAATGTAGAGACAGTATCAAGTTGTAAAACGAATAGAGAATATGAAGTAGGTATAATTTATCAAGATAAATGGGGTAGAAAATCTACAGTTCTAACATCTTTGAATAATACTATTTATATTCCTCAAGAACTAAGCACTTTACAAAACAAGCTTCTAATAAACATAAATCACAATGCTCCTTATTGGGCAGACTCTTATAAATTAGTAGTAAAATCAGATGCATTACAGTATCAGACCATCTATGCTACAGTTTACTATCCAGATGGTGTTTATAGATGGGTTAAGCTAGAAGGAGCCAACAGAGACAAGGTTAAAGAAGGAGATACTTTAATTGTTAAATCTGATCTTAATGGACCTATAACCTCTTTAATTAAAACAAGAGTGTTAGAAGTTGTAAATAAGGAGAAAGATTTTATAGAAGGAAATACCGATTCCGAAGACAACGATATTATTGAAGAATCTGGACTTCACATGAAAATAAAGCCTAGTGGATATGATATGTCTTATTCTGAAAATGCTATTATAAATATTGACCAAGTAAGATCAGCAGGGAAAAACAGGCAAGAAAAATTTATTAACGAAAACATACTAGAAGCATTTTTCGGTGACGAAGCAAAAAGAACAGCCTGGAAAAACTCTACTGGTAATAACGATTTAAAGAAACCTGCAGTAGTAATAAAAGACTTCAATAGCTATAGCGAAGACGGTACTTTTGAAAATGCTATTGAAATTGTGGCAGGAAGTAAAATAAACATATTCCTTAAGGTAGCAGAAGACGGTAATGGCCCAGAATTCAATAAAGAATACATTGTTGCGTCTACTTATGACAACATAAAAGATTGGTGGGAAGAAGAAGTTGTAGACTTAGGATCTGTAGATGATGAATTTGACCTTAATTTTGAGGAAGTAGGAGGTGAGGTAAGAATACTTATTCAAGGAGATAATACCGGAAGTCCTGCAAGCAAAAAACAATCTGTATTAACTGTAGTTATAGATGCGATACTAGTTGAAGGACTTGTTGTTTTTGAAACAGAAACAAAACAATCAGAAGACTTTAAGTTTTACGAGACCGAACAAACTTTTGAAATAATAGACGGTAAGCATCAAGGTAATTCTCAAAACCAAACTAGCTCACTACCTGCGATTATAGACTTAGATTTCTTTAATTGCTATGTACAAGGAAATGGCGTTGAAAGTTTTAGGATTAAAGATGCAGCAAACTCAAACTTCCTAAACATTGATTTAAAGCCTACTGCAACATCTATAGAAAAATACAAAGAAACTAGAAGGTTCGCAGATTTAACATACGGAGAAGGATATGTTGAAGAAACTAATATGAATGGATTGAATGTATTTAATACGTCTCAATTAAACTTTAAATTATTAGAAAAACAGAACGGACCTATACAATTCTTATTTACAAGAGATAGAAATATAGTTGTTTGGCAGGGAGATAAAGCCGGATATGTTTTATTTGGAAGAGATTTACTTACAATGGCTAACGGAGATACTGTTCTTTCTGGAACCCCTGAAATATTAGGTGAATATGTTCCATACCAAGGCGAAAACGGATGTGGAGAAAATCCAGAAAGTATTGCATGGGATTCTTATAGATTCTACTATGTAAATCCAAAAATGGGAACACCAATTAGACTATCTATTGACGGTACCAGTGAGATAAACTATGGAATGGTAAATTTCTTTAGAGAGTTATTCATTAATAACCCTAGTTCTAAAAAATTAGGTGGATATGATCCATACCACAAAAAATATGTTTTATCAACAGAAGATGAAGACTTAACAGTATTCAATGCTTATTGCGGAAATACAATAACAAAAGATATTACTGAGGCTTTTACATACATATTGAATTTAAACAATTTATCAGGAGAAGTTTCCTTAAACTACAATATTACTTCGGGCAACGCGACGATACAGGCTGTGTTTGACAATGACATATCAGTATTAAGTAATGTAACTGGCTCCGGAGTATTAACGTTCGATAGAGATAACCTAAATGTAGATACAGCAACAATCACAGTTACTCCAATAACGGATAGCGCGACTATACAATTAACAAACAATTGTCCGGTTGGCTCCGCTATGAAATTAATAACAATCGTTACTAATGACGAAGGAGATATTGGAGATACAATAATAAACAGATTCAAAAAAGCTTCTGGAACATACTATGGAGGTACACATTATTTTGAATTAGCTCCGGTTAGCGAGTTTACGGTAGAATCAGGAACAGAAGGAGTTGGAAAATTCCCTTCAAGTGGTGAGACAATAACATTACAATCATTTAAAGATACCCTAAGTACTGCATTTTTTAATGAAGCACAATTAAATAGACTTGGATATTTAGTATCTAGCACACTTTATACTCAAGCGCAAATAAATACCATTTTAGCGGCAGCAAGCTACTTATCAATAACCAAAAATATTGTATCTGCTAATTCAGAAACCAACACAGGAAGTTTTGTTTTTAATAGACCTAATTCAAACGAAAACCTTTATTTGATTTTTGATTATGAAGATAAAAACGAGGCTCCAATAGCGGTTGCCGATTCAGTTAGTGTAAACAAAGGAGATTCTGTTATAATTAACGTACTAGATAACGATTCAGATCCAGATGGAGACGATTTAACAGTTATAATTGTTACACAGCCTTTATATGGAACAGCAGTTTTAAATGCTAACGGAACCATAACATATAGTCACAACGGAAGTGATAACCTAACTGATATTATTACATACAAAGTAAACGATGGTAACGAAGACAGTAACACCGTTTCAGTAGATATATCAGTAGGAGTTGATTGTAGCGCAGGAATAACAGCTAGTGGAGGTATTGGTATATACGAGGCTATTATTGTACTAGGAACAGGATTAGGTTCTTCTGGAATATCATATAATGCATATTCTATTCCTGATAGATTCCAAATAGAGTATGATGGAGTTATAGTAGCTGATTCTAAATTTGTCGGAAGTGGAATTACAGGTGATCCATCTACATATAATGTTAATGGGAACAACATAATTGGAACACATGAGGATTTGCCTGTATATGGTTTTAACGGAGTTAGTTTTGATGCGACAGGAGAAAACAGAACTGTTACGGTTGTTCAGAATGATATTGCTAATGGAACAACAGAGCCTAGAGGTGGAGTAGGTTCTATCACTTTTAATAAAACAACAGCAACTCCAACAACAATGAAAATAATAATAACTGCTCCTATTGGTTCTACATCTTGGAACTTATCAGGAATTTGCCCATCAAACGTATAAACCATGCCAAAGACAATAACATATTCAGAAAAAAATAAAGGATGGACTAGTTTCTTTGACTTCTATCCTGGTTTGTTGTGCAATCTAAACAACCGATTCTTTAGTGTAAAGGAAGGCCAACTTTATTTACACAATGACAAGGATAATTCTACTAGAAACAATTTCTATGGGGAGCAATTTAATTCCAAGATAAAAACTGTTTTAAACGAGGCCCCAAGTCAAGATAAGGTTTTTAAAAACTTAATACTAGAAGGAGATCATTCATGGAGCGCGGATTTAAAAACTAATTATTCAGGATCAACAATTGAAAAGTCGGAGTTTAACGCAATAGAATCAAGACACTTTGCTTATTTGCGTAAAAACGAAGACGAAACCGATTTAAACGGAGGTTCTGCGGTGGGCGTAGGTGTTATACAAAGTATAACTGGAAGCAATATAACTTTTACGGGAATATCTAACGCTATAAACATCGGAGACAACTTATATCAGATAAACGGCAGTGAAAACGAACTGATTGGTGAAATAATAGATAATGCAAACGGGATATTAACAATAGACACATTCACCACTACCCCTGTTAACGGATATTTTTGTTTCGCTAAAAAAGATTCAAGAATTGAAGGCGGTGAAATACGCGGTTACTACATGGAGGTTGAATTAGAAAACACAGATACCGAAGCTGTAGAGTTATTCGCAATTGAAAGTACTGCAATTAAAAGCTACGTGTAATGAAAACAAGATTATTAGAAAATTCGGATTACGAAACTTTAGTTACTTGGTGGGGTCAAAATAGATTTCCTTCCCCTAACTTTGATGATTTACCAACAGTAAACGGAGAACTTCAAGGAGTAATGGTTTACTTTGAAGATGTTGAAATATGCGCAGGTTTTATCATAAATACCACCGTAAAAAATGGGGCAATGATTGAATATATTGTTGCAAATTTCAATGTAAAAGACAAACAACTTAGAAAGGATGCCATAAAATTACTTACAGATACATTGTGTGACTTAGGCAGAAATATGGGAAAAAAGTATTTATTTACCAGTGTTAAGAATAAAGGACTGGTAGATAAGTTGTTATATTCTGGATTTTCTAAAGGAAGTACAGGAACAATTGAAATGATTAAGATAATTTAAAATTAGCTAGTCTTTCCTAGCAGTCATATTGACCTATCCCTTAAGCTATTAATCTCGACTAGCGAGGGGGATTCGAACCCCATTTAGATACCAATTCTCAATAAACGAGCAGAATCGAACTGCATTAGAGTTGTTGGTGAGATTCGAACTCACGATATTAGTTTTGCAGACTAACCTCTTAACCACTTGAGTACAACAACATAAAATATCCAAAAAACAATATTTTACACTTCTCTGTTATTTTAATTATTTATTTTTATCAAATTTAAAAGCTAGTCTAAATTAATAGACTAGCTTTTTTTGTTTTAGTTCTCTTCGTAAGTATATTGATGAGAACATCTAGTCTCATAGCTAGTATAAGAAAATACGTATAAAAAGGTTTTCTCTACTTTGTAAACTTTACAAACTCTATTTGTGTCTGGATCCTTCGCTTGAGCATCTACGCTTGTAGGTGTTACTGTAAATAACAAGACGAACAAAGCTCCTAATAATAAAATTGATTTCTTCATGATAACTGATTGTTTTTAGTTTGACACAAACATACAATATTAAAATTAATATAACAATACTAAATATCTATTACATAATACATTAGTATAATTAAAATTTATACTTAACTTTGTACTAAGTACATTTAAAATACAAAAATCATGGCCGCAGCAACAGCTTTAGCAATCGCAGGAGCAGCACAAGGAGGATTCCAATTGTTCCAAGGGATAAAACAAACCAAAGAAGCAAAAGAAGCATTAGCTAATTTTGAAAGGCAAGAATTAGAAAACGTATATGAAGACCAAGGTATTTCTACCATTGGATCTAATTTAATGCGCGAAGAATCTGGAAGAACTTCCGCTTCATTAGTCGATGCTTCAAGAAACGCAGGAATAAGAGGTGTTTTCGGATCGATTCCAAAGATAGCCTCCCAAACAAATTCTCAAAATAGAGAATCACAATTATACCTAGACAACCAAGTTCAAAACAGAAACAGATTAGTCGCTCAGGATAATCAACGTATTCAGGGAATGCAAGAAGCTAGAGATAATCAAGAACTTCAGGGCATAGGTCAACTTAGACAAACTGGTCAAGAAAACACATTTAGCGGAATAAGAGGTGTTGGTAATTCCGCAATGTCTATTGCTAACATAATAAGTGAAATAACTCCGAAAATTGACTCAGCTGTAGTTTCAGATACGGCACAAGCGCAAGCTAATACATTGGCTCCTACTGGAAACACAAACATTACTGGAGACTTATCTGGTCTTCAAAGGTACCAACAAATGAAACAGGAAGAAGAAGTTTATAAATCACACTTAACAAGAGGCATATTTTAAAATGGCAGCACAAGGAAATAACGCAGCACACATTCAATCAAGAGGTCTTGGTGACGGAGTTTCCGAAGACATTAAGTATTGGAACCAAGATGCAGCACGCAGAAGAGAAGAAGGTCGTTTAAAAGATAACGAGGCTTATAATAGAGCACAAAAAAAACGAGAAGAAGATAAGGCTTTTTACGAAAAAAATATTAAACCTTTAAACAATTGGGAAACAGGGGTTAAAAGCTTAACCGAACTACAAGCAAGGACTTTACAGCAAGCAGCAGACGAAAGGTTTAATGTTATGGAGAAATTGAAAACAGAATCTCCAGGAAGTGAAAACTATATTAAACTATCCACAAAACTTAGTGGATTAAATAGCGTTGTAGGCAAAATAAAGCCTTTTTCAGATAAAATAGCAGAACTAGTTCAAGAAGTAGAGGCAAATGTTAAGTCTGGAACAATAAAAGACAACGACAAGGTTGCTAAATTCAGAAGTACAGTTCAAGATAGTTATGATTCTTATCAAACTGGATTTGATGATAACGGAGATTTAGTTATTGCTTATAGAGACGTAAATGGTGATGGAGAAAACGACATTATAGGAACCGAATCATTTAACAACATTATGAATGGTGTTACAAGTTGGAAATTCGACCCTAACTTTGACATTGATGCATTAGCAAAAGGAGCAGCAGGAGAATTAGGTAAAAACGAAGATGTTTCTGAATCTGGATATGTCAAAAATACTACAATAGGTCCACTAGAAGGAACACTTAGCGAAAAAGCAAAATCCATTATGGTTTCTCCAGATGGAGGATTAACAAGTGAAGGAAAATCTTTTGCGCAAGATTTAGGATTAGATCCGGATAAAGAAGAAACTATTACTGCGGTATTAGATGGTTTCAAACAAAAAATGGAAACATACGTAAGTAGAACTAGGAAAAAAGAAGTAGACTATATCGCGATAAATTCAGCAGGAAGATTAAATTTAGATAGACAAAAAGAAGGTAATAAGCAACCAAAAATTACAGAACCGGTTACACCTACTAACGAGACTTGGAACCTTTCTGAAAACAAGATTGATCCAAACAAAGTTAATAGCCTTGGAGTGTCAGGCGTGTCTTTAGATGCAATAAGAGACGGATCAGAAGTATTAAGTAACGCAGAAGTTCAAAATGCGACATACAACAAGGATGGTAACATGGTTTTAGATGTTGTTGTTCCTAAGTACAAGTCAATGACTAGTCAGGATTATTCTGCATTAGAAGCTAGAGCTTCAAGCGGAGACGCGGACGCTACAAGAGAATTAAGGTCAGCGAAAAGAGACGGAAAAGGTGGAGCACGAGTTGTTATACCAGGTCAAAATGAAAGAAAAGCAGTAGTAGTACCTAAAGAAGATGAAGCAAAAGTAGCTTCGGAAATGGGAGAAACCATAGAATCTCTTAAAGGTAAGATTTACAAAGAAGAAGTTCCTAAAAATACTTCTACAACAGAAAGTAAAGAAGATAGATTGGCTAGGATGAAAGCTAAACTTAATAATAAATAAAATGGGTAAACAAATAAACTCGCCTACATATTTAGAAGAATCTGAGTATAATTCAAAGTTTGATAAAGATGTATCAAAACTTATTGATGAAGGGTTTAGCGATGAGGATATTGAATTGTATGTACAAGATTTTAAAAAGTCTTATGCCTTAAAAAAAAAGACGTTTCAGAATCTACTTCTCAAAATCAGCAATCGGTTTCGGGACCAGTTCCAGAAGTTGGTTCTTCGGATGGTGCACAAAGCAATGATCCATTTGAGTTATTAAGAACAGAGCCATTGAATCCTGAGAAACAGGAAAAAAATGACTTGTACGATAGATACACCAAAGCGTCTGAATTAAGAGACGACCAATTATCTGAAATAGACAACTCTTTAAAAACACAAGAACGAACTAATAAGTTTAAAAATTCTTTTGCCGCAAAACTATTTGGTATTAGCGGCTCTTCTGCATTTGAAACAGGCAAATCAAAAGAAGACCTAGAAAAAGAAGCTATAAACAGAAATAAAGAAGAGTTTTTTGAAACATTATCAAAAGAAGAACTTACTGATTTACAAAGACAAGAATACAGTAAGATAGAAAAATTAAATACTGAAAACAAGTCCAGAATATGGGACAATAATAAGTACGACGAGCAACGTAATGCTATTGACCAAGAAATGAATGCTATTTCTCAAGGAATATGGTCGGCATTAGAAAAAGGAGAGCAGCCAAATGTTCAGGCTTACGCAAAATTAGACGAACTAAAGTACCAAAAAGATAGTCTAGGAGCTAAGATGAATCTAAATATTTCTGATTATGAAAAATCACAAGAAGACTTACAAGGATTCAACGAAGAATTGGATTTATTCAAAACTAATTGGGGGCTATGGGAGAGCACTAAAAAATCAATAGGACTTCAGGGAACTAAAGGACTTTTAGGTGTGACCAAAACAGCAACAAACTTATTTCCGGACGCACTTAAACCGGTAGCTCAAACAATAGATGATAAAATTAATGAAACTCTTGATATTGTAGACGAAGAGCAATCTGGTATTAGAAAATCTAAATCAATAAACGATGTAAAGTCTTACGAGGATTTTGGAGAATTTTTCGTGGAGACATTAGGAGAACAATCTATCCCATTGGTTGCTGCAGCAAGTGGAACAGGCGGTATTATGTATTTAGGATCATCTTCTTTTGGAGGTAAGCAATCAGAACTAGAGCGAGAGATAACTAAAGACGGCAAAAACTACTCACAAACTCAAATACTAGCTGCTAGTGCTTCAAGTGCTTTATTCGATACCGCAGGAGCTTTAGTAGATAGATATGCCATGATGAAGGGAGCTAGAGCGTTGAAGGCTGGAATAAGTTCAGGAGGAAGGAAAGCAATTGAAAGCGGAGTTTCAAAATATTTAAAACCGGTAGCAGCAGAGTTAACGGAAGAAACTAGCGCGTTATTAGGTAGTCAAATAGTAGATTATTACGGATTAGATAAAAAAGACACAAAAATTGGTGCCGATTTAGCGAACACGATAGCTAAAACGGGTATAACTGTGGGGTTAATGAATACAATTCCTACAGTCATTGGAGACGCAATGGGCGCATACCATACAAGACAAAAAAAGTCAAGGATAAAAGAAAACTTAGAAACTGTATCTAAAATGCAAAAGCAATTAGATAGCGGTAGTGATTTCACTGAGTTGGAAAAAAACTCTATCTTGTCTGCAATAGATAAAGCTACAAAAGAAAATTTTGAGCTACTTAAGAATACTTCTGAAGCTGTAGTTAAATTATCTGATAAGGATAGGGAAAAAGTTTCTGCACTAGATGGTGAAATAAATGATTCAAAAAAATCTATTGTAGAGATAAATGAATCTGAAAAGATAGACGCAGAAGCTAAAGAAAAACTTATTGAAGATTTTACAGAAAAAATTGAGGTTAAAGAAACTCAAAAAGAAGAAATACTAAATAAAGATACGGATGCCGAAACAGAGACGAACGCCACAGAAACAGAAAAGCCAACGGTGGAAGAAACAACACCTGAAAGTAAAAAACAAAAGAAAGGAGTATTAAAAGACGACGTATTTACAGATAATTCAGGAAGTAAATTTAAAATAGAGATTTACGATGGAATGAATGGTAAAGTAAACAAATTATCTGACAGAAAAAACACAGATAAAGTTGGAGGTAACATCACCAATGAAAATGGTGATGTTGTTGGCAGATTTGGATTTATAGAGCAGAAGGATGGTTCATTCGTAGCTAATATCATAAATATAAATGAAGATTATAGAAGAAAAGGATTAGCATCTTCTGTGTATGAATTTATGGATAATGCAGGATTAAAAACTAAAGATTCTAGTATTCAAACTGAAATGGGAGTTAAATTAAAAAACTCTATAAATCCTAACGGAGAAAAAAACACAAGTACTCCAAAAGGAGAAATGATTGATTTTGAAACAGGAAAATCAAATAAAAATGAAACAACACAGGAACAAAATACTGCTACTGATGGAGATATTCAGCCTGGAACTGATACAAACACACAACAAGAGCAAGAAAGTTCAGCACAACCCGCCGTTGAACCTACAGCAAGTGAAACAGAGGTTAAGCAACCAACAACAAAAAGAGTAAACCCTAAAGGAGTAAAGGGTGAATTTGATGTTGAATTAGACGCAAATGGAACAGTTACAAGTATAAAAACAAACGACGGCAGAGAGGTTCCTAAATTTGTAAATAGAAAGGTTAAGGTATCTAAACAAAATCCAAAAGGATTAAAGCCGGTTAAGAATGCAAACTATTCCAGAATAGAAGCAGAAGCTATTGGTTCTAAAACTGAAAACGCCATAAGAGATGAAAACAATGCTGCAACAAACGAAGCTGTTTCTACATTTGAACCTACAACTCCTTATGAAGCGGCATTAAAATACATGGCCGACGGAGGAAGAGTTAAATTAAATGACGCTAAATCACAAGGACAAGGATCTAAAGGAGGTAAATGGGCAGCAGGATTTAATAAAGAATCAGATTTACCAACTATTGAACGAGCTTCAGAAATAATTGCCGAAAGTTCTGGATTAAGCGATATAGACCAACAAGAAATAAGAGACGCATTAGAATCTATCGTTAGAGAAAACGGTAGTATTGACGATGTGCGTCAAAAAATAGTTGAATTAAGAAATGAAAAAGAAGTAGAAGCGCAACAAGCGGAGTTGGACGCGTTTAAAAACTCACTTAGCCAAGAAGATTTCGCTGTTTTAGAATCTATTGAAGCTGAGGACGATTTTTTAAGTGAGTTATCAGATAAAGAAGCAATTGAATATTTAGAAGAGCAATATGGAAAACAAGAAGGACAACAAGATGTCGAGATCAGAGAGGCTGAGGCTGCAAGCGTTCAAGAACTTTCAGGAAAAAAAGAAACAGAATCAAAGTCAGAAACCCAAGAAGAAGTAGATAATGAGATTCAGGCGCAAGGTATAACTTCAAAATCTAAAGACAACAGAGATTTAGCACTAAGTAAAGGTGGACCGGTAAGACAATTAAATGAATTTAGAGCCAAGTTTAAAAGATTATGGAACCAATCATTTAAAAGTAATGCCGGAGCAACAAAAGAAGTTGCAAATATCATGCGATCTCTAGGAAGAGAAACTAGCGCAATAACAACTGCTTTAGAATACGAGATAGGTGTATTAAATAAAATAGGCAAAGATGTACTTAAGAAGTCAAAAAAAGACTTTAAAGAGAACATAAAATCTATTAACGAATACATGTCTGGTAATAAAGATGCGGATATTTCTTTTTTAAATGACGAACAAATTAATAGTTTAGATGCGTTAAGAACAAGAGTAGATACATTATCCGAACAACTAAACACTAGATTGGCTGATAAAATAACAGCATTAGAAGCTAAAAAGAAAAGCTATAAATCAAGTTCTATTGCCCAAACAAGCATTGATAATTCTATAGAGAGAATACAAAACCTTATAGATACTATAGAAGCTAACAAGGGAGTTTACTTGTATCGATCATACCAAGCTTTTAAAGATAAAAAATACCTTAACAATCTTACGAGTAAAAACGTAAATGCAGAAGGTAGAAACAGAATTAAAAAGGCTGTAGATTTTATTGTAGAAGAAAGCGAAGGAAAATTAGACGAGAAAGCTGCTAGAAGACAACTGTTTGAATACCTAGACGATTTAAAAGTTAAAGGAGACTTCGCTACACAAGCAACAAGTGGACGCGCAGATTCTCCATTCTTAAAAAAGAGAAAAGATATTCCAGAACCAATACGTGAACTATTAGGAGAGTCTAAAGATCCTGTGGCAAATTATGTAAATACTGTTTTTAAAATAAGCAGTTATATTGCTAGTTTGGAATATCAAGAAACAATGGCCACCGAATTGCTAGATTCTGGACTAGGGACATACGAAGCTCAAGAAGGATATACAAAACTAACTTCTGATTCAGAAGGATGGCAAGGTTTAAGCGGTATATATGTTTCTAATGAACTATATAACTCAATACAGGATTTACAGCCATTAGATGCCGTTACAAACGATGTATACAAAGCTTTAATTGTGTTTTCTGGATTCACTAAGCTAGGAAAGACTGTTTTAAGTCCAACTACTGCGGCTAGAAACTTTTATAGCGGTGTTTTCTTAGGGATAAATGCAGGATTTATGCCAGGAGCCAATCCAAAACTTGCGGCCAAGGCTTTAAAGTTAGCATGGGGAACTAAAAAGACTAGAAAAGAACTAAAGGCCGAACTTTATAAATTACACCAACTAGGTATTTTAGGTGACGGAGGTATGTCGCAAGAAGTAATAGAAACTATCAATGATTTCAGTAATGAAATTGATAGGATGGTTAGTAAAAATGTATTCACTAAAAGTTTTGATGTTGTTAAAAAAATATATGCTCTTGGTGATGATTACTATAAAGTGATAGGATTTTACACATACAAACAAAGGTACATGAGTAGTGGAATGACTGAAATGCAATCAGAAGCTAAGGCAGCAGAAAGAATGACAAGCACATTTCCTACATACAGTATGCTTCCTAAAAATGTTCAAAGGTTGAGAAGAGTTCCTTTTGTTGGAACATTCGTTTCATTTCCATACGAGGTTTTAAGAACTACGGCAAATACTTTAAGGTTCATTAAAGAAGATATAGATTCTGGTAGAAATAAAATGGCAATGCAGCAAGCAGCAGGATTATTTGTAGCTAGTGCTACACTTGGAGGAATAGGATTAATGTCTAGAAACATGATTGGATTCGATGATGATGATGATGATACATTTAGAAATATGCTTCCTGATTGGCAAAAAAACTCAAAGCTAATATATACAGGAAAAAATGAATTTAATCAACCTACATTCATAGATGGTACAGCGTTATTCCCTGCGGAGGTTTGGTTGAAGCCACTAAGAGCACTATTAGAAGATAGGGCAGGAAGAAGCTTTAATGATAAGATGAAAATTTCTGCAGATGAATTATTTACACCTTATATTGGATTGGATATTTCATACAAAACAGTTAATGAGTTAATATCAAACAAAGACCAATACAGTAAGAAGATATATGAAGGAGAAAGTTTAGGAACCGGATTATTTAATGACCCTGAAAAAATAAGTCAACACTACCTTAAGAATGCAGGTCCAGGTGTTTATGCAAACATAACTGAGTTTATGCGCGCTAATGAAATCAATCCTGATTTCTTTGGGGATAAATATACTTCTTACGGAAGGGAGTATAACAACTTAGATGCATTAATGGGTGTATTAGGATTTCGTTTCTCTACAGTTAATTACGCCACTGGTATGAGTTCTGTGGGATTTGATTTAAAGGAGAAATACAATGATGTAAGAACAAATATATCCAGAAAGATAAAATCTACAAAGGAGTTAGATGAAGAACAAATTGGAAAGCTTATTGAAAAGTATAATGAGGTCAATGAAAAAGTTTCGGATCAAGTCTTATTAAACATAAAAGGAGCCAGAAAACTAGGTGTTAGTGATACTGATATTGAGAATGCATTAAATCAAAGTGGATTTTCTATTGGAGATATAGACTACTTCTTAACAGGAGATAAGCCGCCATTGAAGGAAATTTCTAAAACTACTGAGGCAAACCAAGTAGATAAAATTGACCTAAACTACAAAGACAAAAACAAGGCCAATAAAATTATTGATAGTTACTATAAAAATGTAGACTTATTCAATACCCTTATTTACGAATATCCAGACAAAGAAAAAACCAACCCTAAATAACGGG